CTAGCACAAGAAATTACTGCAGAAATTGATCAAGAGATCCTACGTTCACTACGTAGTATCGCAACAGCAGGTGATCCATATGATCAAAACGCAGTATCAGGTACAGCAACATACGTTGGTGACGAGCACGCCGCTCTAGCAGTTCTAATGAACCGCGCAGCCAACACAATTGCACAACGCACACGTCGTGGTGCAGGTAACTGGGCAGTCGTTTCACCACAAGCACTAACAGTTATCCAATCCGCTTCAACAAGTGCATTTGCACGTACAACAGAAGGTTCATTCGAAGCACCAGTTAACCAAAAGATGGTTGGCACACTAAATGGTACAATGAAGATCTATGTTGATACATACGCAGCTGATGATACAGCAGTACTAGTAGGCTACAAGGGTTCAAGCGAAGCAGACGCAGCTGCTTTCTACTGCCCATACATTCCTCTAATGTCATCTGGTACAGTACTAGATCCAGATACATTCGAGCCAGTCGTAGGCTTCATGACACGTTATGGTTATGTTGCACTAACAAACACAGCATCATCACTAGGTAATGCTGGCGACTACCTACAAACAATTGCAGTATCAAACCTATCATTTGCATAAGGTTTAGAATTTTTTGTAAAGATAACCCCCCATTATTTGGGGGGTTTTTCTTGACTAAATAGTAATGCTTACTAATGGGTAGTAAGTTTATGGGGATTAACCTTCCTCGTAGCGGTTAAAACCCGCAACGGACTTCTAAAAGGAGAAATAAAATGGGTAGACCACTTAATAAAAGATACTTCGGTGTCGCGGGCGTAGGCCCAACAGCCGGCGGTAACGAAATCAAAGTTAACTTTAACAGCGGCGGCGGTGTTAAAGAAGGTTATATTGTTAAACAAAAAGCAAGTAAACGTTTTGTTGTTGAAGAAATCGAAACAGCAGGATTACATACTTGTACTTTAACTTGGGATGATTTACCAGCAAACCTAGCATCAGGTGAGATGTCAATTTCATTTAAAATGGATGATGGTGAAACATACCTAGCAAGTAAAATTTCTGGCCGTACAGCAACATTAGCAGCTCCGACTGCTACAGGTTCAAACGCATATGATGGCAGTAAAGTTCCATGGAACTTCACAGTAGATCTAACAGACGGTGCGGCACAAGTCGAGGAAGCAGGCGACGACAATACACTAGTCGGTGTAGACGACGACGATTGGACAGAAGACGCTTAATTGATATTCTTACGATCAATACAGGAAAGGGGCCATCGGCCCCTTTTCTATTCTAAAATTTGTATAAATAATATAACATTGGAAATCACGAAATATGGCAAAGGAATTAAGAGTTAACAGCGATTATAATATCAACGTTGGTTCAAATGATGTTAATATTACAGCAGATGCATTTCAAGTAACAGGCAATTTAGTTGTTACTGGAACTACTACCACGGTTAATACAACAGATTTAGACATTCAAGATAATACAATTGTATTAAACAAGAATGAATCAGGAGCAGGTGTTACGCTTGGAACAGCAGGTGTTGTAATTGAAAGAGGCACTTCTGACGATACATCATTGATTTGGAATGAAACTACAGACAAATGGAGTTTTAAACTCGGCTCGGGATTAGCAGACTTAGAAGCACTTTCTGTTACAACAACAGGTGATTTAACTGTTAATGGTGTTACTATTAGCGACATATTAGATGAAGATAATATGGCAAGTGATAGTGCTACTGCTTTAGCAACACAACAATCTATCAAAGCATATGTAGATACTGCGGCAGGGTCACCAACCCCAGGTGGTGCTAATACTAATATTCAATATAATAATAGTGGAACTCTTGCTGGTAGTTCAAACATTGTATTTGATAATGGAACAAATGCTGTTACTATAACAGGTGAACTTAGTGTAGATAATATTAATATTAATGCAAATGATATTATTTCATCTAACACAAATGGTAATATTACTCTTACGCCAAATGGAACGGGTAATATTGTATTATCCAAAGCGGCCAGCGTTTCAGTACAGTTAGATTTTACTGATCAAGGCGGTGATCCAGGTGCTACAGTATCTGTTAATAAAATTTATTCCAAAACACCAAGCGGTGGTGGCACAGGACTATATTTCGTAAATAACACAACAAGTGGAGAAATGATAAGTAAGAGTAAAGCAATTGCTTATGCTTTAGTATTTGGTGGATAATTTATGGCAGTCACAATAACAAATGTAACAAACAATTCTTCAACAGCAATTTTTACTGCATCAGGCAATGTTGCTGTTACAGATATAATTATTTTTAATACGGATAGTCACGCCGACTCATTTTTTAATTGGGCATTGAATTTAGTTCCCAGCGGTGACTCTGTAACAGTTAATAATTTATTATATGATTCATCCAAAGCGGGAGGTTTTGCAGTTCCTATCTCTACTGGATCAAATTTACATGTAAACACTATAACAGGATTTACTGCCAATAAGTGGCTATTAACAAATGGTGATAAATTTTATATTGATTTAGATGATGCAAGTAACTCATCTACCAATTGGTCTGGTTCGCCGGCGACAGTACCTGTAAATGTTTTTGTTAACTATATGAGTTTATAATATTATGCCATTTGATCGTACAAATCCAGAATACTTTACTCAGGAATTATTCAATCTTGGTGGAACAAATGCCATACGAATTCCTATAGGAACTACGAATCAACGACCAGGATCTGCTATAGCAGACTCTGGGATGGTTAGATTTAATGTCACAACAGGTGGATTAGAAACATATCATTTAGGCACTTGGAATCAAATAAGAATTAACGGCACTACGACTATTACTAAAGATACAGACACTGGCGATGGCTCAACAACGGCATTTAATATGTTATCCTCTGCGCCTGCTGACGAAAACAATATTCTTATTTTTATTAATAACATTTTCCAAGAACCAGATTCTGCTTACACAGTATCAGGAACAACTATTACATTTACATCTGCCCCGCCTAACAGTCATGTTATTGTAGCATTAAGCGGATTCGACACAGTTTAATAATTAAACTCTATATAAATACGGTATAAAGTATTTTTAAACGGAGAATAATATGGCTATAGGTCGCGTCTCGGGACCAATGTTACAACCAAATCTAGTCAGACAAGGCACTGACTTGGCATTTGAAACAGACTTATTATATCTAGATGTAACTAACTCACGTATTGGTATTAACGAAGCTGCCCCGGGGTACTCGTTGGATATTGCCGGCGATCTACAAGTTGGTAACATTGAAATTGATACCAATACAATCACTACAACAAATACAAATGGTAATTTAATACTAAATGCTAACGGCACGGGTATTATTTCTGTTTCTAGTAAAGTAGTTGAAGATGTAGCAACTCCGGTAGCAGGTACAGATGCGGCAAACAAAGCATATGTAGATACTCAAATAGCAGGCCTAGGCGGTGGCACACTTACATTAGGTACACCAACAGATGGCAGCTTAACAACGTGCAGTGCGTATTTAGATTGGACATCGTCTACATTAGTTGTAGATGCTATTGATGATTTAAACGAAGTTGTTGAAAACATTCGTAATAGTACTTTTGTTAAGGAAGTAGACTTTACTGCTGACCAAACAGTAGGTGGTGCAGGACTTGTTGTAACACTAACTATTACTGCCACAGGAAACGCAAATAGATACACTATTGATTGGGGCGATGGTAACACAACAACAGGAACAACAGACAGTACTCCAACACATACATATAGTTCTAACGTAGGATCACCATTTGATGTAGAGGTCACTGCATATAACAATAGTGGCTGTGGAACAGGAAGCACCGCAACTAAATTAAGAGCGGGATATATTATTATCTATACTGCTAACCCGGTTGTTAGTTTTGCCGCATATGCCGCTTCATCAGGCGGTAGTCCAATTACATATTGGGATGACGGTGACCAAGTTTACTTTGATAATAATACAACAAACATTGGCGGTGCTACAATTCAATACACTTGGGATTGGGACGATGGTAGTAGCGACAATGTTATTTCAAGTGATAGTGCCGCAGGTGGTTCTGCCGGCGCAAGACTTGACCATACGTTTACGGAAATTTCAGAACAAGAAATAACAAGAACAGTTATACTAACACTAGACAGTCATAATACTGCTGATCCATCAGTAATACCAACTAGTGACAATGTCGCATATAAAATTTATGACACACATACTCCTGAAGTATCATTAAGTGCGACAACAGGTATTAACGAAGAAAGTACTAGTGGATTACCGATTACCTTTACTAATAATACTGAAGCAACAATTGGCAGTTATGCAACATATGGTATTCAATATGAATACCAATGGGGCGATGGAACTTCAGATACAACAGTAAATGTTGGTACAGGCGGAAGTGGTGACACTGGTAACACTATTAGTCACACGTTTGCGTTGAGTCCAAGCGACCAAGCATCAGGAACAGCAAGAAATTATACTGGTAACTTGAGAGTTATTAGTAATCATACAAGTAGTCCATTTATTAGTTCTAACTTTACAGTTCACGTTGAACCAGATGTTAGAGCAAACATTGCGGCCACAGCAGTAACAACAAGTGATAGATCTGGTGACAATCAATATGACATTTATGATTACACAGACTACAATGGAAATAATAGAGCATTAGTAAGAGCAACAAACACATCACAAAACGCAGATGATTATGTATATAATTGGGGTGATGGTAGTACAAACGACACTCCTACTGAAGATGGTGTAAGTGCTGGTTCTATAGGCGCAACATTAGATCATGATTATGCAGGTGAATCAGCAGGCAATTACACATTAGCCTTTACAGCAAACGGAACTCCTGATTTAACATTACAGTCAGATTCAGATTCAAGTATTGTGTTCCAAATGAATGCAACGCCATCTGCACCAGCGAATTTGAGTACTAAATCGCTAACGTTGAGTGATTCATACCAAGGCTCAAGTCCAAAACTTTGTGCTGGATTTGCAGATAACAGTACGAGTAATCCATTGGTTGCGGGCGCGGCGTTGACTACAACTACAGCAAGACGATATACAAGTGGCACAATTGACACAAATGTTATTGCTAATGCTTACAATGGTTTGAGTGGAACACTAACTGCAACTGTTAACGGCGTTGATAAAGGTAATAAAACATTTACAACAGCATTGAACGAGAATGGAACATTTACCTCGCTTGTTGTAAGTGACCAACGTGATGCTAACGACACAATTAGTTCAGCAACTTATCCAACAGGATTTTATCAAACGTTTGATGCCAAAATTACGCAAGCACTTGCAAGTTATACAGTAGGTGTAAATGACGAAAGATTAGAACACAGTGCAACAGGTAATACAAACTATGTTTCTGTTGTATATGATGATATAACAGCAACGCCTACTATAGATGATTCTGGCACATTGTCTGAAGGAACTGGCGGCACAAAAAGATATGTTTCTGGTATACCATATTATAACACAGGAAGTCCAACACTTACTTTAACTGGTGTACAGGTTAGTGATTTAACAGGACAAGCCTACCGAGATACGTCATCAGTCGTTGAAGTAGATAACGGAACAAACCAAGAAAGTACAAGTAGCGCGGCAACTACTAATTCAAACTATACTTACGCACAAATTGATGGTGCAAGTTCAATGCTAACAGGCGGTATACCAAATGCTGATACTGGCGTTGCGTCTGCATACACGATAGGATCTCTTTCAGTACCTATTACAACAAGTAGCGTAAGAACAGTTGACAGAGTAAAAGTAAGAGCATCCAACTGTAACGGAACAAGTAGTTATGTTGAAAACACAACTAATATTCAAGTACACAGATCATCACAGAGTGGTATTGTTGAACAGACCATTGCTGTAGCAGATAGTTTAGGCAACGGCACGTATACAGATGATGGCAAACGTGTATTTGATTTTAATGCCGACACAACAAACACACCTAGTTTTAACGGTGCAACAAATTTTTATACTAACGATTTATATTCTGAAAATAGTGATCCAGGTGTTAGTGGAACAAAAGAAGCAACAATTAGACTTGGTGTTTTAAAATACGATGTAACAGATTATAGTTCAGGCTTCCTACCAGTAGGACCTGATCGTAGTGCTGATACGGGAACACAATACTTTACATTTGCTTTCCGTAGACAAGTTGTTGCTAACTTTGATATTAACATTACATCAAGTTCAGGCATAAGTGGATTATGGATTGCCGCACCAGGCACTGCAATTGATAGTGCTAGTGGACTAAATGGATGGATAGATTCAAGTACAACATATGGTGGTAGTGGTGTTCCGGGCAGTGATACAGGCAATGGCGGTAACGGCAGTAATGGCTGTGCGTTTACATCAGGTGACAGAATTGCAACAGGCACATCACTAAGTGGTGGCTATACAATGACACTTGGCTCAGAGAATATGTCCAATGCTACAGGCAATGTCGTATTGGTAAGAATAGCACTAGCAAGCGGTGAATCAGTGACTGCGATAAGCATAGGGGAGGCTTCATAATGGCCATTTCAGATAGCCAAAAAATTGACTACCTATGGAAAAAACTAGGTTACGGTGCTACCAAAACAGATACAAACGCACTTAAAAAGGCGCCTAACGAAGCGATTTCAAGTTCGTTGTTGCTACGTGGCGACAAAGTTTGGAAGGAGGCTTCAAGTATTCCTAGCACAATACCAGGATCAAGCTCCGAGGTTGTAACTGTATACACGACAAGTGCCCCACAAGAATGCACAGAAGATATTACATCAACAGCGAATAGAACTTGGAAAACAGGACTAACAGATTGGATATCACCTGAAATTGGTTCAACATACCAAGTAAAAGCTTATATACACACTAGCAGTAGTGCTGGATCTGCCGCGTCTGGAGGCACACAGGTATTTGCTACAGGTTCTGGTAATAACGACGAATGGTTTTTTGATTATCAAAGTGGCGTATTACACTTTATTAGTACAAACTTGCCTAATGGCGTAAGTTTTACAGGCAAGAGTGTTTATATTAGTGGTGCGAGATACACAGGTGACTTTGGCGTAGGCGGTGACTTGGGAGATTTTACATTCTCAACAAATGTAATGTCAACAAGCACAACAAACGGTAATATACAAATTGATCCAGATGGAACAGGACAATTACAAATTGTAGGCACAAATTCTATAGCAATGCCAAATGGCACCACAGCACAACGACCAGGATCACCATCAGCGGGCGATTTTCGTTATAACAGCACTAGTAATAAAATGGAATACTATAATGGTACTTCTTGGGTTGATTTAGAAGCAAGTAATTATGCATTAGTATCAAGTGACTCATTTACTGGCGACGGTACAACAACTGCATTTACACTGAGTTCGTCAGCAACAACAAACGGTACTATCGTTAATATTAACGGTGCTTTACAACAACCTACATCAGCATATAGTGTAAGTGGCACAACGCTTACAATGGTAGAAGCACCACACACTGATGACATTGTAGAAGTAAGAATTTTTAGTACTTCATTAATTAGTACACAAAATTTAATTGCGGATGCTGATAATGATACAAGAATAAGAGTAGAAGCAAGTACTGACGAAGATACAATTCGTTTTGCGACAGCCGGTACCGAAGTTGCTACGATGACTACTGGTGCAACAGTTTTTGCTAATGCGGTACAATTAGCAAGCATGACAACAACACAAAGAAACTCATTATCGGCTGCCAACGGTATGATTATTTACAATACTACAGATAACAAATTCCAAGGCTATGAAAATGGATCTTGGGCAGACTTAATATAAGTTAATAAAAATATTTAAATGTTCTATGATAAAAGAATTCTACTTACAAAATAAAGACAAAGTATGGAATTACGAACCGATTCCAAGTGACAAAGATCCTGTCAATTGGGTTAATTGGGAATGTAAATATCCATGGTTAAAACTACAAATAGATGCCCCGTTTAAAGAAATGCTTGAAGAAGCAAAGAACATAAAACATATGTTTGTAGAACATCGCGATGATCAGTCACAAGGCTGGAAAAGTATTTGTTTACACGGAATTGATGATCACATAACTGGACCACCGCAAGATCATGGCTATAGCAACGACACTCTTAGAGTGTGGACAAACGCATCTAATCATTGTCCTATAACAACAAATTATTTTAAAAATACATTTCCTTTTAGTGCATATGATAGATTAAGAATTATGTTACTTGAGCCCGGCGGATATGTTGATGTGCATTATGACGGACTTAGAGAAGATAATCCTAGTAGAGCAGTTAACTTCAGCCTTAATCACCCAAAAGACTGTCATCTAATTACAGAAAATGGAATAGTTCCATTTGAAAACACAGGCAGTATAATTCATTTTAACATTGCATATGACCATTGTGTTATAAACAATAGTAGTGAAGATAGATATCATATTATTGTACATGGTGCAGAAACAGATCAATTTAATAATATTGTTTTAACCAGTTATGAAAGTCAAATTAATATTGCTTAGAATTACAGATAAAAATTGTAAAAATATAGCAGACAGATTATGTGATTTTACAGAATTTTGTGTTCAGCAGAGATATCCTATACACTTGCAAAATGATACAGACCCTATTGTTAAAGCAGATGAAGATTATATTTTTGTTATAAAAGCAGGGCATGTGTTTTGGGATAGATCAATTTTTGACCAATGCATTGACGAATCAAACGAAGCAGTAATAGGAAATGAAAATTGGTTTTTAATTAATTGTAAACTACTCGAAACTGATAAAGAAGCGTATATACCAACAAAAACATTTTCTAATAAAATAGAAATATTAAAAGCATATTGCTACCCAGAAAACTACTACAGTGATATAAAAAGGTTAATGGAAAATTTAGATAATCCAATGCCTCAAGAAGTAGAACCATTCGCATTTGAATTACGTGAAGCTGTGAGAAATTTAACAGATGGATACTACATTATAAACACAGAAGAAGTTAATATATCACATAAGTTTGCATATAAGTTTGACAATTATATAGGCGTATGTGGTGGATTAAAAACTTATATTTTGTTAGGACAGGATTATTTTACAGACAACACAAATGTTTTAATGTTTGATATTAGTCCTGCCGCAATAAAGTGGCAACAATATCTAAAAAATAACTGGGATGGTGAAATAGAATCCTTTAAACTTTTAACAAATAAATTCGTAAAGGCAAATCCAAATTTAGTAGGAATTCAAGACGGCGATCGCACAATTGAAAAATATATTAGTGAAAACAATATTACATCATTAGAACTAAAACAATACTGGAATAAGTTTTTAAAGTTAAATGTAGTATATAAACAATTAGATCTTTTTAATAATGAACACATTGAGGAACTTTTGGAACATACAAAAAACAAACATAATACATATTTTTGGCTTAGTAATTGTTTTCAAATGGAACGGTTAATATTTCAATACGGTTCACATATTAATTTACAATCTGAGTTTATAAAGAGTTTTAGAAATCGTTCTAGTTCAACATGCGCCTTCGATATATCATCTGATTTATATTAAAATAACTCTAGTCTTGCACGTAAAATGAAAATAATATGCTACTATAATAGTTATATGCTACTAAAATCGTTAATTTAAACGCCTTAGTTAGTATATATGTGCTAACACTATTTCTCCATAAATCCATTTAAATATAGGCATACTGTATATGCTCGAGCATATAGATGACCTTTATATCTCTCAATAACGTTAGATTTAAAGGATCTGTCTGCAATTGCAGACAGAATCATTCCATAATATGTATATATGGTATATTAAGTCTTATATAAGACTTTTTTATAGGAATGGAGAAAAATAAATGGCTTTAACTAGAATAGATACAGATCAGATTACGGATGGTGCCGTTAGTAATGCCAAAATCGCAGCTTCTGCCGCTATCGCTGGTAGTAAGTTAGAAGATGACATGACTTACGGATCAAACCTAACTGTTTCTGGCAACCTTGTTGTTAATGGTACAACAACAACTGTTGACACTACAAATATGTCTATTGAAGATCCTCTATTAGTATTCAGTGCAAACGCTTCTGGCTCAGGCGCAGTTGACTCAGGTTTTGTTGTAGAACGTGGTGACGATACCAACGTAGGTTTAATTTGGGACGAATCCGCAGATAAATTTAACTTTATCACAACAACAGAAACTGGTAGTACCGCAGGTAACATATCCGTTGCAGGTCAAGCAAACATTATTGCTGGCAATATTGAAGGTACTATTACAACAGCGGCTCAAAATACTATTTCATCTGCTACATCACTAGCATCTGTAGGTACAATTACCACAGGTGTTTGGTCAGCAACTGACGTTGCTGTGGCAGCTGGTGGTACAGGCGCATCAACAGCTTCTGACGCACGTACAAACCTAGGCCTAGCAATTGGCTCAGATGTACAAGCCTATGACGCACAATTAGCAGATGTCGCAGGTCTTGCTGTAACAGACGGTGGCATTATTGTTGGCGACGGTTCTAATTTCGTATTAGAAACGGGTGCAACAGCAAGAGCATCATTAGGTTTAACAATTGGTACACATGTACAGGCATATGACGCACAATTAGCAGATGTCGCAGGTCTTGCAGTAACAGATGGCGGCATTATCGTTGGTGATGGTTCTAACTTCACATTAGAAACAGGTGCAACAGCACGAACATCACTAGGCCTAGCAATTGGTACAGACGTACAGGCATACGATGTAGAACTAGCAGCTCTTGCTGGTTTAGCATCAGCGGCCGACAAGGGTATCCAATTTACAGGCTCAGGTACAGCCGCTACTTACGACTTAACAGCCGCAGGTAAGGCGCTACTTGATGATGCTAACGCAGCCGCTCAATTAGTAACACTTGGCTTAACAGCAACCGCAGCTGAACTTAATACTTTAGATGATATCACATCAACAACCGCAGAGTTGAATATCGTAGACGGCGACACAGCCGCAACAGCAACAACACTTGAATTGTTTGATCGTGTAGTTGTTAACGATGACGGTACTATGGTACAAGTTGCCCTAACAGATTTCGAAACATATTTCGAAAGCGCACTAGATACATTAAATAATGTAACTTCCGCTTCATCACTAGCCACAGTTGGTACAATTGGTACAGGCGTATGGAACGGCACAGCAATTGCTGATGCATACGTTGACAATGACCTAACTATTAGTGGTGGAACAGTAAATGACTCAGTAATTGGTGGATCAACACCAGCAGCTGGTACGTTTACAACACTAACAGCCAACGATCAGTTGGTAGTAGCCGCCGGTGCAACAATCACTGGTGATACAACAGACGAGATTACACTAGCAGTTAAAGGTGTAGGCTCACAAACAGCAAACCTAATAACTGTTGAAATTTCCGACGGTACAGATAAATTTACTATCGCTTCCGACGGTTCAGTAGTAATTAGCGAAGACTTAACACTTGCTTCAGGTGCTACAGTGTCATCAATCTTAGATGAGGACGCAATGGGTAGTGACAGTGCAACAGCACTTGCTACACAACAATCAATTAAAGCATATGTTGATTCACAAGTTGGTTCAGCCACATTAACAGTTGCCGCTGATTCAGGTTCAGATGATAGTGTAACAGTTGGTACAGATACACTAACCTTTACTGGTGGTAATAACATTACTACAACAGTATCTGATAATGATATTAGTGTCGCATTAGACGCAACAGTATCAGGCCTAACAGCACTAAGTTCAGGTCAGTTGAATGCTGATAACATCCGTATTGATGGAAACGTTATTAGTTCAACAGACACAAATGGTAACATTACACTTACACCAGATGGTACAGGTGACGTTGTTATTTCCGGTGACTTAACAGTTAACGGTACAACAACAACTGTAAACTCCACAGTTACAACACTAGATGATCCAATTATGACATTAGGTGGTGATACTGCTCCTGGTTCAGATGATGACAAGGACCGTGGTATTGAGTTTAGATGGCACAATGGTTCAACCGCTAAAGTTGGTTTCTTCGGTTACGACGATTCCGTAAGCAAGTTTACATTTATCCCTGACGCAACAATCTCAGGCGAGGTTGCTTCTGGTACAGTAGGTAATGTAATCTTTGGTAACGTCGAAGGTACAATTACAACAGCCGCACAAAACAGTATTACATCTGCAACAAGTCTAGCATCCGTTGGTACAATTGGTACAGGTACATGGGAAGGCACAGACGTAGGTGTAGCACACGGTGGTACAGGTGCTTCAACAGCATCCGACGCACGTACAAACCTAGGTGTTGCTATTGGTTCTGATGTACAGGCATATGATGCAGAACTAGCTGCTATTGCTGGTTTAACATCAGCCGCTGATAAAGGTATTCAGTTCACAGGTAGTGGTACAGCCGCAGTATATGACTTGACTTCCGCAGGTAAAGCGTTGTTGGATGACGCTGACGCCGCGGCTCAACGTACAACATTGGGTCTAGTAATTGGTACAGATGTACAAGCATATGACGCTGAATTGGCGGCCATTGCTGGTTTAACATCTGCAGCCGATAAAGGTATCCAATTTACTGGTTCAGGCACTGCTTCAACATATGACCTAACATCAGCTGGTAAAGCATTGTTAGACGATGCTGATGCCGCCGCCCAACGTACAACCATGGGCGTAGCAATTGGTTCAGATGTACAAGCATATGACGCAGGTCTTGCAGACATTGCTGGCTTGGCTGTAACAGACGGTAACATCATCGTAGGTGATGGCTCCAATTGGACAGCAGAAACAGGCGCAACTGCTCGTGCTTCACTAGGCTTAACAATTGGTACACATGTACAGGCATATGACGCACAACTAGCAGATGTCGCAGGTCTTGCAGTAACAGATGGCGGTATTATTGTTGGTGATGGTTCTAATTTCGTATTAGAAACAGGCTCAACTGCTCGTGCTTCACTAGGTTTAACAATTGGTACACATGTACAGGCATATGACGCAGAACTAGCCGCAATCGCAGGTCTAACTTCCGCAGCTGATAAAGGTATCCAGTTTACTGGTTCCGGCACAGCCGCAGTATATGACCTAACAGCAGCTGGTAAAGCATTGTTGGATGACGCCAATGCAGCCGCACAATTAGTAACATTAGGTGTAACACCTACAGCCGCTGAACTTACAGCGGCCGCTGATGGTGACACAGCTGCAACTTCTACAACATTAGCAGACGCAGACCGTGTAGTTGTCAATGACGGTGGCACAATGGTTCAAGTAGCACTAACAGATTTCGAGACATACTTCGAAACAGCACTTGACACATTGAACAACGTTACATCAGCAAGTTCACTAGCAACTGTTGGTACAATTACTTCAGGTACATGGGAAGGTACTACTGTAGCAGTAGACCAAGGTGGTACAGGCGCAACATCCTTAACCGCTAACAGCCTACTAACAGGTAATGGTACTTCAGCAGTACAAGCAGAAGCAAACATTACTTATGATGGCACAACATTTGGTGTTGACGATGCCGCTGTCTTTAACGAGAGTGGTGGTGACAACGACTTCCGTATTGAATCATCAGGCAATGCTAACATGTTCTATCTTGACGCTGGTAACGACGCAATTGGCTTGTTAACAGCAACACCTAACGCAGGTTCAGTACTTGATATGAGTTCTTCAACAGAATCAATGGTACTACCTTCAGGTACAACTGCACAGCGTCCAGGCTCACCAGCCGCTGGTATGTTCCGTTATAATTCAACAAACAGTAATTTTGAATATTATAATGGTTCTTCATGGAAAGGTGCTACAACTGAATTTACAGTCGTAAGAAGTGAAACCAAAACTGGTGACGGCACAACAACAGATTTTACAGGTCTAAACTCAGATCTTACAACTGCTGGTTGTATTGTTACTGTTAATGGTGTTGTACAATTACCAACAACAGCTTATGGTATTAGCGGAACAACAATTACATTTACAGAAGCACCTGCTAATGGTGATGCAATTGAAATTCGTGAAATCACTACAACAACATCTGTTAACGCATTAGAAGATGCTGACGGTGATACTAAGGTCCAAGTAGAAGAGTCTTCAGACGAAGATATCATCCGCTTTGACGTAGGTGGCACAGAGATCATGACTTTAACAAGTTCTGCTCTACTACCTAGTGTTGACTCTAATGGAACAACAGGGTTTGACCTAGGTGGCTCAAGCGACAAGTGGCGTGACCTTTATCTTTCGGGAGATTCAATATACTTTGGTGACTTAGTACTTAAAGATAGCGGTTCAAACACTCTACAAGTTTTCCAGAGTGATGGGACAACACCAGCTGCTAATGAGATTAAAAGTATTACTAAGAGTGGTACAAACGGTGTAGGTGATGTCGGTCAGTCTGATAATAAGTTTGCAACAGTTTATGCAACAACCTTCAACGGTATTTCAACATCAGCACAATACGCTGACTTGGCAGAACGTTACACAAGTGACGTAATCTACGAGCCAGGTACTGTTGTTTCCTTCGGCGGCGACGCAGAAGTAACAATGACATCTGATTCAATGGATTCACGTATTGCTGGTGTAGTAAGTACAAACCCAGGCTTCCTAATGAACGAAGGTTTGGAAGGCACAAACGTAGCAGTAGCACTAACAGGTCGTGTACCTGTTAAGGTAACAGGCACAATCCGTAAGGGTGACATGCTAGTTTCCGCAGGCGAAGGCTATGCTAAAGCTGAAGCAAACCCACGTTTAGGTTCAGTCATTGGTAAGGCACTAGAAGACTTCAACGGTACTTCAGGTATCATCGAAGTTGTTGTAGGCAGACTATAAGTTACATTATTAGTTTTAACTTACATTTTTAAGTTGTATGGTAAGGGGGGCGAAAGTCCCCCTTACTTTTTGTAAAATAAATAATATAATATAGGAGATTTAGCATGTCGGTTGCTCGTTACATTGATGATTATGATGGTGAATATATTGTTTCTGGTGTTACAGTTAAAAATGGCAGAAAACACCAAGATAGATTTTGGATTCCTAATACAATTCCTAATAGTGATCACAATAGTGTTGCTTATGTTGTAGGCAATGGAAAATCAAGAACATCAATGTCAACATTTAAGTTAAGCTATCTTTCAACAGCGGGCGGTGGACATTTGGGTAAAAATAAAGGGCAATGCTATGGTTGTAATAAAATATATCAAGATTGGTCTCCAGATTTTTTAGTAGCAACAAATTCTGATATCATTAATGACATAATTGATGAAGGCTATGCAGAAAACAATGTAGTGTTTGGCAGAGCATCCTGTTTGTTAAGACATCCTGAACATGTTTCTCTTATTCCACATGATCCTCGTATGAATTGTGGTGCAACCGCAGTATATCTTGCTTGTTTTCATGGCCACAAAAAAATATATATGTTAGGATTTGATAATCAATCTACGGATGCTACAATCAATAATAATGTATATGCTGGCACTCAGCATTATGGACCAACAGATGAAAATCCTGGCGATGCGGTTTGGATTAATAATATGTCTAGAGTTTTTAATACGTATACAGACGTAGATTTTATTAGAGTAACTGTTGCGGGTATGGAAGAAGTAATGCCAGATGAATGGAAATGGCATCGAAATCTTAGACAAATACATTTAAAGCAATTTATTATCGAGGCTGATATCTAAATAGTTTCTACTATAACTTTAATTTTGTCTTTAATAGAGTCTAATTTTAATGTAGAGAAAACACCCGGATGCAATGGTGCTGGCCATCCTTCCATAGTTACCCAAGCATACCCACAGTGTTCATTATTTAAATTCGGTATAAACTCGGTTTCAACAATTAGTATAAAAGTATGGTAGAAAAAGTGTCCGTCATCCGAAGTAAAAAATTCTATGGGAATAATTTTTTCTATAGCAGGTACTATTCCTATTTCTTCAGTAAGTTCTCTTTGTAATCCATCAATGGTGCTCTCCCCTGCTTCTATTTTGCCACCTGGAAATCCCCATTTGTGTTTATATTTTGTGTCGTTTCGTAATAGAAATAAAAATTGTTTTGTATCGCGACAATAGAAAATACCGCCGGCCCCGGTAACTTGCTTCATAATAATAATTATTAGTTATATATTATGGTAACAGTAAAATAGACCACAATCCTGCGGTGTATTCACCTTCGTATGATTTAATCCATTCACCTGTATTTGTAGGAATATCCTCGTCAATAGCACCTGTCCACTTATACTGAATGCCTGTTTTAGTATTTGTTACATAGTGTATGCCTTTATTAGCACTAGCATCAAAACTTACAACCCAGTTTGTGCCATCATATTGAATAATATCAAACTTACTTGCTACTAAATCGGCTGCGCCCTTCCAACCATCAGCACCGTCCGTATTAGCAGAGTCACCAATATCTTCTAATATTAGATAACGCTGACCTGTAGTTGCGGCAGGTAAACCACCACCAGGAACATTTTTAAGAGGATTAATAATTGCATTAATAGCAGTTTGTGTATTTGTTGGAATAGTATCTGTGTCTACAGTAAATTTTAATATATAGTCATCATCTGAATCGTATTCTACAGTACCAACAATTTCTGAGAAATCATCAACTCCTCCGGTTGTGTTTTGAAAATTAGTTAATAATTTAACTTGGCTAATACCGTCTTTAAGATCACCAAATTGCGATATAACTTGTTTCCATGGAATATCGTCACCGTATTTTATTGGAATATGATCAAACGTTACATCTTCTTTTGTGTCTCCGCTTATTGGTTCGCCAACACTTAATACTTTAAGTTCGCCGTTTAATAATAATACACCATAATTGAGTGGTGTAAAATATTGTCTGCTACCCATTAGTTTTGTTTCATCAAGTACACTATCTGCTAAGTTTCCGCTACCATCAAATATACCCATAACAACCTTAGAAATAACACCAAGGCGTTTAATAATAGCCGGAGGATTAACCCATACAGGAATTTCAAATGTTAGTGTAGCAATATCAATTTGATCTTCAGTACCTACAGGAACAGTTCTATTACTAAAACTAATATCAGTAAGTTCAACATATGATATAGAAGTCCAGTCTACATAATTGTCTGTCGTTTGTATTTCTAGATTTGGATTAAACATGTAAAATAATTGCTCTGTAAGTTGCAGTTTTTGTTCCATGTTGCTTGTCCATATGTCAGCATTAACTGTTAATTTATATGGACTTGGCATACTACGTTCAATACTATAACTATCTCCAGGCCCAGCTGCATATTTGCCTGTGTCTTTGTTATAAAATCGTTCTTTAATGTGAATTTTATCTACATGAGAAGGAGCCATTATTCTATCACGATCATACTGTATACCAGTGATATAACAAGAAACACGCGGAACAGTATTAAGTGCGTTTTCACTATTTTTGCGAATAATGCTTGCTACCTGTCTTGAGATATCACCGTATGTAACAGGAACTCTTATTAACGCAGAGTTACCATCTGAGTCTTTTCCGGTTTCAACATAAAAGTGAGATAAGAGACGAATGAATTGGGCCATGTATCGTCTTATTTGCCCATCGTAAAAAAATCCAACTACTTATCCTCCTTTTTAAACCATACTCTTTTATAGATATGCATTATTCTTCATCCTCTCTTGCACGTAGTACATTAGATAAACTTTGGCGTGCTTTTACTTCGCTGCCGTCTGCTAAAGTAATAGAAGTCTTATCATTAAACGTTTTAGTTCTATATGTATAACGATCTGTGTAGTTAGTAATTTGCATACGAACATTATCTTCAACGAATGCCCATTTTTTGCCATTAAAAATATACAATCTATTAGGCATATAATCTACACGTAATACGTATTCTCCCTTAACAGGAGTAGCAGGGAAACTTGTTAAAAGTGTCGCCGGCGCTCCATTTGGTGGCACCCCGTCGCCTGCCAAGTAATGACTAATTTTTTCTTCAGACATTCCATAAAATACGTCAGCACTTTCTTTCTCAGCATCAGAAGTAAGTGAACCATCATCTGCAGAAACTAATAATATAGATCCGTCGTCTTTCGATGGCGCAATCCAAAAACGTGTTGTGTCGTAACCACTTCTACCGTCTACTACATCTTGTACATATGGAGCCATTGCTTCTGCTTGCTTAACTACGGCATCATTAATTTCTAAGTTCTTACTATAATCACTTAAAATACTTTTTAGTGTATCATCCTCTCCATCGACGCCTGAAGTAATATCGCCAATAATATCTCTGTATTCTTGTGCATCAACAAGTGGTGTACATTTAACTCGCCATAAATGAGGATACCAAGTTTGGCTAAACCCTTCTGCGGCTCGGTTTCCATCTTGAACTACGTAGTATCGTTTTAAACTTTCGTATACTTTGTCAACTTCTTCATCTTCTAAGGCATGATCATCTTGAAGATGCGGAAGTTCAATAACATCGCCACTAATTAACTTTCTGCCTAAAATATCAACCATATCATTAAGATGGAACGTAATGAATATAGTATCGTTTTGCAAAAACAAGCCAAATTGAGATAAATCAAAATCTATATCTTGTACGTTATAGAGTCCCTTCATAAAATTAACGTCTTTTTCATATTTTCGATCTCTGTTTTCCATAAACAATAGATCTTGTATGTTAGATACGGATTGGTTTTCGTATAATGGTTGATCAGCCTTCTTTGTGTTGCCTTGGTTAACTGGACCTAGGTATTTGTGAACATTAACTCCAGTGCCACCAATGATAAATTGCTCACGGATGCGATTATCCATGAACTTAAAATCGTTACCTTTGGTCGGTTTCCATAGCGATAATCTTGGCATTATAAAAAACTCTTATTAATTAAACACTTATATAGTGTATTTTATTGACTTTTTTCGGATTTGTCTATATAATACTATTTAGCACTATATATTCATATTATGGAGTAAAATTATGGCCGCTAAAAAGAAAAAAGCAAAGAAACGAGTATCTAAAAAAGTTGACGGAGCATTTGCAGAGCCTACGTGGGATGATGTAAGTTTTACGTCTGAAGAAATACTAGATTTGGACGACGAAATAAAAACTGAAATTAACCTGCGTATTACGCAAGGCCTCAATTTTTATAATTATCACCACACGTTCAAGGACAGTAAGCAACCGCTTATTGAATGGATGAAATCGCAAAAGGTTGTTGATAAAGTGGCAATTGCGGCAATAAAGGATGCGCCAGATTACCAAATTGGTATTACTGCCGGCTCCGTTGCTCGTATGCTACTCAAAGGCGCTCCGCCAATGGATAATCTTCTCGCTGGACTTAAAAAGAGAATTCGCATAATTGTCGAGTCTATTGAAAATCCACAAGGCTGGGGAGAGGATACCGCAAAGCCAAAAGAGAAACCAAAAGCGGCTCAAGTTATCTCTATTCAGGATCGCATGATAGAGAAAATAAACAATTTTGTTGGCGAGTACATTGAAGGTGCTGTTGACGACATGATTGCCAATGGCTTTAAGTCAGATTTCAAATTGTCCACTTTGCTACAAACACATAACATATCTGGCAAAGCGGCCGGACTTATTCCTAGGATGTTTGAGAATGAGATTGCGGATCTTACACTATTAATTAATGGTGTAGATAAAGAAGATGAGATGGAAGCACAATTATTAGAAGGCTATCCATATAAAAAGTCAGAGTTAAAGAAGTTACTTGCTTTTTACTCTGCTATTGTTGCAGACGCTGAGCATCATGCTAATCTACAAAAAGCAACTCGCAAGGTGCGTAAGAAGAAAGCACTAAGCAAAGAGAAGTTGATTGGCAAGATTAAGTATAAAATACAGGACGAAAAACTAAAACTTGTCTCGATAGATCCAAAAGACATAATTGGTGCTAACGAACTTTGGGTTTACAACACAAAGAATCGCAAGATTGGCAAGTATGTTGCCTCTAACATTGATCCAAAGGGTATGGCTAGGGATGGCACAGGGTTAAGCATTAAAGGCACTACTATTATAGGTTTTGACGAGAAGTTAAGCAGACAAAAAACATTGCGTAAGCCAGAAGACTCGCTAAAAGAGTTTAAGAGTGCGGGCAAGGTTGCTTTACGCAAGTTCTTAGATGAATTGACCACCACAGACACGAAACTTAACGGGAGGGTAAACTCTGATACTATATTACTTAAGGTAATCTAATAAATATATGTATGGCAACAAAAGAATTAACCAAACTTAAAAATGCGTTATTCACAAATGTTAGATTACGTTTAGGTGAGAGAATCATTGATATTGAACTAGACAACGAGCATTTGGAAGTAGCATTAAACAATGCTGTTAACAGATATCGTCAAATGAGTGCTAACAGTGTTGAAGAGTCTTATGGCTTTTTAACATTAGAGAAAAATAAACAAGAGTATTTTTTAGACGATAATATTTTAGAAGTTAGACAAATATTTAGAAGAACTATTGGTAGCACAAGTGGTGAAGGTGCTTCAAACTTTGAGCCATTCGAAGCAGGTTACATGAATATGTATATGCTACAGGCAGGTAGAGTAGGTGGTTTAGCAACATATGAATTATTTGCTGGATATCAAGAAACAGCATCAAGAATGTTTGGTGGATTTATTAATTATACATGGGATTCAGTAACTAAAAAACTTACAATCGTTCGTAAAGTTGACGGTGACACTGAAAGCGTATTACTTTGGTTATATAACCAAAAACCACTTGAAAATATAATTCAACACCATATGACAAAGAAATGGATAGAAGATTATACACTCGCAATGTGCAAGCAAATACTCGGCGAAGCACGTTCCAAATTTGCTACAATCGCTGGACCACAAGGTGGTACAACGATGAATGGTAGTGAATTAAAAGCAGAAGGCCAACAAGAGATGGTTGATCTAGCATTACAATTACAAAACTTTGAAGATGGTGGCACACCGATGTCATTCGTCATTGGATAATATTACACACACACAGGAGAACCACAGATGGGAACCGTGATTTTTATCATGGTAGTAGTCGCACTCGTAGCGGCAACACTCTACATTCACAATAAAACACAATAACATTTAAACATATGATTATAGGACTAGTAGGATTCAAAGGCTGTGGTAAAGACACTGTCGCAAATTATCTTATCGATAATAGTAGAGAAACATGGATTAGAGGAAGTTTTGCTGACTCATTAAAAGATTCACTTGCCTCTGTATTCCAATGGGATCGTGCCATGCTAGAAGGCGACACGAAAGAAAGCAGAGAATGGCGCGAAACAGTAGACGAATGGTGGGCAAATAAACTAGACATGCCTGACTTTACTCCACGACTTGCTCTACAAGTATGCGGCACAGATTTATGGCGTAATAAGTTTCACGACGATATATGGTTGTTAAGTTTAGAAAAGAAACTAACTACTGCTGAACACAACGTTATTATTACTGATACACGCTTTCCCAATGAGATTGATCTAATAAAAAGACTAGATGGAAAGATAATACGTGTAAAACGCGGTACAGAGCCCGAATGGTGGAGTACAGCAGTTGCAGATAATGCAGAGCGTGATGAACCTATGCATGAGTTAATGATGCCATTAGTGTATCCAAAAGTACATGCATCAGAATATTCTTGGGTTGGGTGTGATTTGGATTATACTATTAAAAACAATAGCACTCTGCAATCGCTTGAAGAATCAGTTAAAGCATTGTGTTTAGAAATCAGGAATTAAATCACCCTGCTTCCATCCCTTACCAGTAGCGTATAATAATCTATGACAGTTAGCGCAAACTGTTTTTAAATTCTTCCAATTATTATTTTTCCTATCTCCGTCTTGGTGATAAACATCTAGTTGTACTGTGTGGTCTGCTTTAAAGCCACACTTTTCACAGTAGTTTTTTTTATTATATCCACTAGACTTCCAATTTGTCTTGGGTGTGGTTCGAAGTTTTTTTGCTTTTCGAGCGCACTTATCACACCTTGATCTGTAATGCGGGTTGCCTTTTTTATAATAATTTATTGCTACTGGTCGCATACCGCAACGACAGAGCGGTCTTTCGCTATGTTTCACGAGAGTATTTATTTTTATGAACCCTTTTCTTTGCCCTTTGGGCACCTTCGTATGGCACTAAATTCCGGAAATCTAAATAAATATTGGTAACAAATACATCTATATAGATGTAGAATTTTAATTAAAATTTTATACGAGGAAAAAGATTATGGCTTTAGTATCTCCAGGTGTTGAAGTTACTGTAACCAATGAATCCGCGTATGTTACATCAGATCCAGGTACAGTTCCACTAATATTAGTAGCAACTGCACAAAATAAGTTACAAGCTTCTGGATCAGGCACAGCATCCGGAACAACAGCGGCGAATGCCGGCAAGGTTCAGCTACTTACTTCACAACTAGAATTAGCTACAACATATGGTACTCCTACTTTTTATAGTAGTACTTCTGGAACAATGTTGCATGGCTATGAATTAAACGAATACGGCTTACATGCCGCGTATTCATATTTAGGTATTGCTAATAGAGCATACGTGTTAAGAGCAGATATTGATTTAAGCAAATTAACAGGCTCTGCAACGGCGCCAACAGGTACCCCAGTTAACGGCACACATTGGTTAAATTTAACAAATACAGTGTGGGGTTTACATGTATGGAATGCCACAACAGATACATTTACATATACAATACCTAAAATTTGTGCTACAGAGCACACAGGTAGTCCATCCTATATTCCAAATGCTTCATTTGGTTCTATAGGTGATTACGCAATTGTTACAGCAACAACAAACAATGCTGTATATTATAAAAATAGCAGTAACACATGGGTAGCAGTTGGTTCAGGTACTGCAACTGACTCTCCACATTCTGAAGCAACAAGAAATGCATCATGGGCATCAAGTTTCCCAGCAATTTCAGTTACACCAAGTGCGGTGAACATTGGTGACGCGTTTAGTATCAATGGTACAACTATTACATTTACTGGTACAGGCGTTGCTGATATTGTTAACAATATTAATACCACGTTTGACGGTCTTGCAACTGCAAGAAAGGGTGTTCAGGCATATAACAATAGTGGTGTTTTAGAAATATATATTATTGGTTCATCAGCCGCAGGCGGATCCGCTGATAGATCTGCTATTTTTGCAAACGTTTCAGGTACTGCACTTGCAGACATGGGCATAACTGCCGATACCTATTTTGGTCCGTTGATGAGCGAAGCATCATATACATCTCCGCCACCTTGGACACCAGGCGCCGCAAACGAAGCACCGACTGGTAGTATGTGGGTTAAACTTGATGGCAATTTAGGCGGATCTAACGGTAATAATATTAAATTTAGAGTATATTCATCAACAACTGGGTTATGGGAAGCAAAAGCCCCAAGCGTTTATGATAGTATAACAGTCGCTACAACAAGTTTAGGTGGTACTGATCCAAGAACTATAACAGTAGGCTCGATAATGGTTGATACTGATGTTGATTCAGTGGATGAAGTAACATTTAAACCATATCGACGCAAGTCGGCCGGCGAGCTTGTTGTTACTGGTACTAACACATCACCAACATTCACATCTACAGAAACATTCACTATTAATGGTACAACTGTAACTTTGACTGGCACTACTGCAACAGCTTTTGTAACAGCAGTCAGCGCCGCAGGTATTACAGATGTTTCGGCTAAAATTGAAACATCAGGTGCAGTGTCACTAATTCATGCTAAAGGTGGTGACTTAGTACTACGCGATACATCAGGCACACCACTAACGGGTGTGGCAGATGCTAGTATTTCTGCTTCATTATCTAATGTATATACGCTGCCAAATGGTGACCTAATTGGTACAAACTGGGAAGAGTTAACATATGAAGCATCATTAACAACACCTACAACAGATCCTGCTGAAGGTGATTTATGGTATGACACAACACTTGTTGCTGACATCATGGTTCATGATGGTACAACATGGAAAGGTTACCAAAATGTTTCAACAGATTATCGTGGATATGATCTAAGTGTAACAGATCCAGCTGGCCCAATTTTTGCAGCCGCTGAACCACTAACACAATCTGATGAAACAGCACTTGTAAATGGTGATATTTGGGTCAACACATCTGACTTAGATAATTATCCTAAGATTTATCGTAGACAAGGTGGTGAATGGATTCTAATTGATACAACAGATCAAACATCATCAAATGGTGTTTTATTTGCTGATGCAAGATGGCAAACAGCGGCCGCCGCTAAAGTAAGTGGCACTGGCGCTGGTACTGCATCAAGTATTGCAGATTTATTAAGCGATGATTTCCTAGATCCGGATGCTCCAGATCCTGCGTCATATCCACGTGGTATGTTGCTATGGAATACAAGACGCAGTGGTTATACAGTAAAAGAATATAAGAAAGATTTTGTTACAACATCAAAATATTCTTCAGGTAACCCACGTATGTCAAGCGAATCTGTTGCTACTTATTATCCAGATCGTTGGACAAACAAGTCAGGCACAAAATCTAATGGAACACTATACGCAGGTCGCAAGGCCCAACGTGCAGTCGTTGTTGCCGCAATGAAATCAGCGGTTGATGCAAATACAGATATTCGTGAAGAGCAACGTCAATTTAACTTACTTGCCGCCCCTGGATATCCAGAATTGCTATCAAATATGACTACATTGAACGTAGATAGAAAAGAAACTGCTCACGTTATTGGTGATACTCCGTTCCGTTTAGCAGATAATTCTGCGAAAATTCAAGTATGGAGTAAAAACTCTAATGCAGCCGAAGATAACGGTGAAGATGGCCTAGTAACTAATAATGAATATATGTCAGTTTACTACCCATCAGGGTTATCAAATGACCTAGCAGGTAACAAAATTGTTGTTCCGGCAAGTCATATGGTATTACGCACATTTGCTTATAATGATAGTGTCGGTTATCCATGGTTTGCGGCCGCAGGCACAAACAGAGGAAAAATTTCCAATGCTACAGCAATTGGTTATATTGATGGATCAGGAGAGTTTAACAGCATTGCAGTTAGAGAAGGACTACGTGACGTATTATATACTGATAACATTAATCCATTAACATTTATTAATGGCAGTGGTTTGATGAACTTTGGTAATAAGACCCGCTCTTCTACATCTTCCGCAATTGATAGAGTTAACGTTTCAAGACTCGTGTCTTACATGAGACGTCAACTAGATCTTATCGCAAAACCATTTATTTTCGAACCCAATGATGAATTAACCCGTAACGAAATTAAGGGTGTAATTGATTCATTTTGTAATGAACTATTGGCTAAGCGAGCAATTGGTGATTACTTGGTAGTATGTGATGAAACTAATAACACCCCGGCTAGAATTGATCGTAACGAATTATACGTTGACGTAGCAATTGAGCCAATTAAGGCGTTAGAGTTCATTTATATTCCAGTAAGATTGAAGAATACAGGAGAAATCGCGGCTCTATAGAGTTTAAACAATGATTAGGGGTGGCAAAAACCACCCCTAATACATAGATAAATAAAAGAAATAGGAGAATAATATGTCCGTAGCGTCATTAACAAAATTCACAGTTCCAATTAGTGGAGCCGGATCTCAAGGTACTTTGATGCCGAAATTGAAATATCGCTTTAGAGCGATAATGGAAAACTTTGGCGTTACTACTCCGAGATCAGAAATCACAAAGAATGTAATGGATATTACTCGACCAACAGCATCCTTTGAGAATCAAATTATAGATGTTTACAACTCAAGAATTAATGTTCTTGGTAAACATACATGGGAACCAGTTACAATTAATCTACGTGATGATGTAAACGGTGAGATGACTCGCCGAGTAGGTGAACAAATGCAGAAGCAGTTCGACTTCTTCGAGCAAATGAGTTCAGTATCTGGTATTGATTACAAGTTTACACTAAAGTACGAAGTACTTGACGGTGGTAACGGTGCGACAGCCCCGGGTGTTCTAGAAACATGGGAATTGTACGGTTGCTATATTGAAAACGTAAACTATAATGACTTGACTTATACAGCAAGTGACCCAGCAACAATTACAATGTCAATTAGATATGATAACGCATTGAACACACCGATTGGTAATGGTGTTGGTGCGCCCGTATCAAGAGGAGCAGGTTCAGTAGCGACAGGCTAATTTAATGGCATCGTATCTTAACAATTATTTGCGTGGTATTGGGGCCGGCGGTTTTATGAAGGACTACCGCCACGCAAGTAACCTTTACACACATTCTAATTACAGACTTTCACCTAAGTTTAGATTTTTATATCATTGTGTTTTTATTTTAGATAGTTCTGCAAAGACATTAAATTATCAAGACAATGAAGTAGGCTTTATGGTAAAGTCTGTTGATCTACCAGGTGTTAGTTTTGATGTAGAGGAACTTAAACAATACAATAGAAAGTCTTTTAATTATACAGGTGTTGCGTATAACGGTGTAAACATCGTATTTCATGATGATAACGCAAATAATGTTAGAAACTTTCTTTCAAATGTTTATAACCACTACACTTCTGACGGGAATAAGGCCGATGGTGAATATGGTATTAGAACATCAGGATTAAAAGACACCTATCAGGAAGCAAGTTCAAGTGCATTATTGAGTTGGGGTTTAGATTCTAACTTTACTTTGCAAGGAACAAATTTAATTAAAGAAATACAAATATATTCTTTATCAAAAGGAATAGGAAGTAGATATAGTTTAAAAAATCCTATCGTAACCCAATTCTCTCATGGGTCCCATGATCAATCAGACGGCTCTGGTCCCAAGGAAAGTAATATTGCTATAAGTTATGATGCGTATACATATGCAGATATCCCCGTGGCACAGATTCCAAATTTTGGGGCTGCTGGTTATGACAGACTTCCAGGATCCACTGCAGACGGACTTGGAGCAAGCAGTGAATCAATAATATCAGGGTTGCGTGGAGTATTAGATTCTATTCCTGATAAAAATCCATATGATATATTAAATACAGCAGTACAAACCGCGGCACAAATTGAAGCATTTGATAGTCAGAATTTAATACAATCTGCATTTGGGTCTTCTTTGCCGTCTACAATAGAGCAGGTTGTTAAAAACGCATCACACGCATTTCCTACTGCCACCGTTAGAAAAGCACAGGAAATAATTAAAGGAATTAAAGGTTAATAACAATGCCTAATTATACAAATTATTATAAAAATACAGCACAACCTATAAATGAAACTAGTTCAGGCAAATTAAGTGTTGACGACAAAAGGCAAAAGTTCTTTAATAATTATTATACAAAAGTTCAATCAGTTGATCCGGCCCAATATGATATTGTTATCGGTTTTTTAAAGGGAAGAGGTTATGAAGAATCTGTTCAAAGAAATTTATCAATTACATTAATGGAAATCGCTGTAGAACAGGATGTAAATATAGTAGATTTAATAAATCAACTTGAAGAAGTAAAAGATTCTATAAAATTAAATACTCTTCTATGCATATTATGTAATACTACAAGAAATAGAACAAGTGTGTTAGGTTTTAAAAAAGATGGCTCAATAAATAGTACAGTAAAAAGAACAATACTGGCTTAAATTATGGCAAAATATGCCCAAGGGAAATTCATTCCCAAAAATAATAAAAAATATGTAGGAAAAGGTTCACCAACTTATAGAAGTGGTTGGGAGTTTGCCTTTATGAAATTCTGTGACAACCACCCGTCAGTAACTGAATGGGCAAGCGAACCAATGAAGATTCCATATCGTAATCCTTTAACAGGCAGACAAACTGTTTATGTTCCAGATTTTTTAATCATATACGAAGGCAAAAGCGGAAGACGCGCAGAATTAATAGAAATAAAACCCAAAAGCCAAACATTGAAAGAACGCGCCGGCCGTAGTAAATATAATCAAGCAAGTGTCGCAGTTAACCATGCAAAATGGGAAGCAGCCTATAAATGGTGTCAACGACAAGGCATACAATTTCGTATCGTAACAGAGGATGATATTTTTCATCAAGGCCGCAAACGCTAATAAGTAATAGTGTGTCCTTCAATAGTTTTAAATATATTTTTGTCTGCTATCCACACGGCGGCGGCGGCGAATTTTTATCATACATTATAAGCAAAGCAGAAGAATGTAATACATTAGTGCGACGAAAAGTTGGCAATCGTACAAAAGTACATGACATTTTTAATCAGCATATGCTTAGAATGGATTTTAGTATTGATCGTTGTTTTAATGATTACGGTGATAATGGCGATTTGACTGGAATAGATGACAGCAAGTATGTTGTAGTTCCTACACATTACAGGGAAGATGCCGTAGGACAATATTTTAAGAATTATAAGTTTGTAAACATTTTATATCCGAGAACAGAAGAAGGCCACAAAAGAGTTTTGTGTAATATTAAAGATAAAGTTTGGATGCAGCCCCAACCTACTCAGTTGGAATTCTTTGGTATGCTTCAGCAATTGGAAAAGGATGTAGGCAATAGAGATTGGTTTGTTAATACACACTTTTCAATGAACACAATTGACATACTTCTAGCATCTCAAGGAAAAGAACTAACTGATGAGAATAGAGAACAACTTGAAAATGATTGGAATAATGATTTACAAACAAAGCATAAGAAAAAAGATAACAACTTGTGTATTGAATATGAAAATATTATTAATAGTTTAGAACAAATTGGAAAATACTTAGACATTACTATTACAGAAAAAATGCAAATAGAATTACAAGAAAAAATACAAAATGATGAAAAAATATGATCTAAATTATATTGATATAATGGTACAGTATGCATGTAGTTTATCTTGCAAGGGTTGTATTACGTTGTCTAATTATGATCGTAAAGGACATGTTTCTTGGAAGGAGGGCGAACAATGGTTAAGGGAGTGGAGTCTACGCATTAAACCAAAAGAAATCAATCTAATGGGAGGTGAACCACTACTAAACAAAGATTTCCAACAATGGTTATATGGCGTAAGGGAGTACTTTCCAAAATCTCGTATTAAGTTTATTACCAATGGATTCCATTATAAGTCTCGTCCGGCGTTATACCAATGGTGTAAAGAAGTTAATAATGTATTAATACAAACTAGTTTACACTATCGCCCTCCTCCTGAGAAATATATAGATAGTATTAAATTCTTTTTAAGTCAAACTGATTGGAAAATAGATGGCATACCGTTTGATCCGCCTGATAAACTTATTAAATTAATTGATAAGAATACTAATATTAAATGGCATATGAACTTGTTTGGAGAATTTAGGCGTCCGTTCATGGGAGAAGGTGCGAATATATATCCAGCAAATAACGACAATTATATAGGAGCACATAGAGTATGTGGATCACCAAATTCTCCAACAATATATAAAAATAAATTATATAAATGCCCTGCAATTGCTAACCTAGAAGATACATTAAGAGTTTTTGGTAAAGAGAACGAAGAACAATGGGCACCATACTTAAATACTGGATTAGACTATAATAGCGATTTAGATAAGTTTATAGGAAATATATATAAACCAGATCCAGTAGCATGTAGAGCATGTAGCAGTAATTCGCAAGAGATTGAATATGATCATTATGCACTCGGAAATGTTATTACAAGGAAAGAATATAATAAAATAAAATGAGTAAATTAATCACAGCCGGCTGTGGTATTAGCCAGCGAGACTTTAAACATTATCCAATTTGGGTACACTTTCCCACACTTACGCACAAATTAAAACACATTTCTATTGGCGGCCCAGCAGTGGGCAATGAGTATATTGGCCGCACTTGCAAAAAACATATATTAGAAAACTTAGATGTTGAAGCAGTTATTATACAATGGACTAGTATTGGTAAACTTGATTTATTTGTAGAGAACGAAGAAATACTTTCTCAAATAAAAGACTTTAATTTACGAAATTTTATTGTCGATATGGATGCTAATGTCGTCGATGGAAGAGGTTTTTGGGCGAGCAGTAGCAGTGATGATAACGTAATTAAAGAAGTTTACAACGATGTTTTTAAATCTAATATATATGAGCACATGAAAGATCTAGAGCAAATATTAGATATACAAACATTGTGTGAGTTGCATGGAATTCCATATTATTTTTTCTTTGGCTATGCTTTTAATTTTGATTTTATAAAAGAGACACCTGAATTACAGCATTTATATTATAATATAAATTGGAATAAGTTTATAACGCCAAAACCAATATATGAAATTTATAAAGAAAGTGAAGAGTTTGAATTAGACGTATTTGATAAAGATGCAAGATATATGTCACCCAACAGTGCGTTTCAAATTGATTTTTATGTTAAATATATAATACCAATATTAAATGACTATTTTACTACTATAAATTTTGATATCGAACGATTACAAAAACATAGCATTAAATTGGCACAAAATTTAAGAAAATTATATGGAAATATGGAATAAAATAACAATTGTTCATGTAGAGCCAACAACCAAATGTAATGCTAGTTGCCCAGGATGTCCGCGCAATAATAATGGATATGGACTTAAAGACAATTTTGAATTAATTGATCTTGATCTAGATTTTTTTATTGATTTTGTTAATAAATGTAATATATTAAAAAATATTCATTTATGTGGAAATCGAGGAGACCCTGCAGCCTATAAGCATCTTAAAGATCTTTTAAGATTGGTATCATTCGATAACAGAGAATTTTTTGTTTCAATGCACACAAGCGGTAGTTTAAGATCTACGACTTGGTGGGCCGATTTAGGAAGTTATAAAAGCAATCAACTTGAAGTTACTTTCTCAATTGATGGACTAGAGGATACAAATCATATCTATAGACAAGGCACAAATTTTAATAAAATAATAGATAATGCAAAGGCATATATCGACGCCGGCGGCCACGCGGTGTGGAAATTTTTAACGTTTAAACATAACCAGCACCAAGTTGAAGAGGCAAGGGAATTGTCTCATAAATTAGGGTTTTCAGAATTTTATACAGAATTGCCCTATGTGCCAGAGGCATTTCATTGGAAAACTAATGAAAGATATTTATTAGAGTTTCCTGATGAAGATAATAATTCATATGACTCAGTAAAGACTCAAGTATTCGAAAACACAGCAATTTCAAATGAAGTAGATAAAAAAGCCTATTTAGATAAGATTATTTCCAATAATTATGTCGATCCAAATGTTTGTGATCATTTACAGTGCTCTGACGATGATGAGCATTATCAACTTTTTATAAGCGCAGATGGCGTAATTCATCCTTGCTGTTTTTGGGAAGATGAAAGAAAAGAAGTTTATGATATTGAAACTTTAAACATAGCAAAAGAATTTTCCCAAGGATTGTATCGAAAGACATGTTTAGAAGTATGCGGAGTGATTAAATAACGTTATGACAAAAAAACTAGAAGAACTTTTTGATTTAGCACAATCAGAGCAAGAAGAAGAGAAGCCCTCGGACTTTAAACCCGAAGAAGCAACAAAACTACAGTCAGTATTAAGCGATGTAGATAAAATTGATAGTGCATTACCACTAGTTAGAGATTTAGAATCTAATGATAAAGAAATGGACAACATTGCTGAAAAGTCCATAACAACATTTAATGATCTAATGGATTTGGGCATGAATGTAGAAGCACGATACGCAGGTAAGATATTTGAAGTAGCAGGCACTATGATGAAGAACGCCATTGATGCTAAAGCCGCAAAAATTGATAAGAAATTGCGTATGGTTGAATTGCAAATTAAGAAGCAACGTGTAGATCAACAAGAAAGGGATGTTGGCGGACTAGAAATAGAAGCAGAAGCAACTATTGTAGCAGATCGCAACGAACTAATTAAGCAAATCCTAGATCAAAATAAAGACAGCAAAGATAAAAAATAGTGTGATTTAAATAAATAAGTAATATAAAACTTAAAAGAGTACCCTTATGAAAAGTTTAAAACAATACATTACAGAAGCAAAAACAGATTATCCTTTTAGATTGAAGTTTGCTGTAGATATTACAGACGAACACTTAGATCGCCTAGAAGGATGTTTGAATAGATACGGCGTTAAAAGCGTATCTAAAGCAAACAAAACAATTATGCAAAAACATCCAATGGATTTTGGTAATTTAGGAGCTGGTGAAATTTATATTGTAGATATTGTATTAGAATATCCTACTACTCCCAACGTATTACAAAATTATATTCATAGCATGTTAGGAATTCCTGAAAGTCATATTGTTGTTCGTAGTCCAGATCATCCAGAAGAAGTTCAAAATGACAAAGACCAAAAGGAACTAGACGAAAAGGATCCAGATGCTAAACCAGAATCACTATTAGATAGTGATTATCCAGAATCAGAAGGCGACTTACCTGCTGGACAAGAACACACAGATAAGATGCTTGCAGATGAAGATGAAAAACGCAAAGGTAGATTGTTTGATATGGTTAATTTTGCAAAAGATCCAAGTAGTGAAATTGAGCACGAGCCGGACGAATTTTTGAAAGCACCGATGGGTACTACATCACCAGTAGGAACTAATTAAAATGGAAACAAAATATAACCTAAATATTACAACATCTGGAGAGAACGGTGATAACGCAACAACATCAATTTCTACTACAGATGCAAACAAACTAGCAGAGTTGCTAAATTTAGCAGGCATGAGCCAATCTCATCCTGTAGCATTAAATGTAAGTCCTGAAGAAGAGTATGATGCTCCATGCCCAGACTGTGGTGATTCACCATGTGGTTGCGGTATGACAGAAGGCGAAAGTTGGGATAATGAGCCAGAAGCAACAGTTCATTCACCAGAAGAAGTTTTTAAAGTAGGTGACGACTTGCATAGGGTAAAGAAAAGTTATCCTCCAGTAGCAGGCGGTGACAATCCAATGGCATTGGAATCTGCAGAAAATAAATTACGCAATGCGTATGACGAGTTTATTGCTGAAAGTGAAGAAGAAGCTGAGGAAGTTGAAGAGGCAATTAGAGTCAAATACCGCACAAAGAAAGAAGTTCCTCACCGTGCTAGAAAACCTTTAGAAAAAGAAGAGGTAGAAGAAGAAGTAGAAGAAGTTCATGAAACACCCGCTGGATGGGCCAAAAGTAAAGAAATAGATAACATGGAGTTTCCTACTAAAGGTGTAAAACCGGGTTGGAAAGAAGATGCAATCAAAGCCGCAATAAAAGTAGTACACGATATGGCAGGCGATTACGATGGTGCGTGGGCTGCAATTAAAGATGCTTATGGTGAAGATGTTTTAAATGATGATGCTGTACAAGATGCATTATATAAAGCAAATGTAGAAGAAGATGTTAATCGTATTAGACAACTAGCAGGTTTGGATGAAGCCGCAGGAAAACGGAAAAAGCCTGAAGAGGCAAAAAAAGCACCAGAAAAGAAAGACGACGGTAAAGGAAAAACCTGGGGTGTAGTAGCCTAAGTACGTATTTCCGAACTACTTCTCGAAAAAGCACCTCCAGGTAGAGAGAAGCAAGTTAAGAAGTTAAAGAAAAAGATGTGCGGCGGGGATGACGATTGTCCCGCCGCATACGCCATTGCTTGGTCACAGCATAACAAAAAGAAAAAGAAATAACCCCCTTAAAAACTGTTAAATACAGTTATGTCCAATAAATCACTTGACGGCAATTTAGTCAAAAAAGCACACACTAGAGAATCATACACAGATGAACAGTTATTGGAACTGGCAAAATGTGCTGATCCTGACACCGGCCCTGCTTATTTTTTAGAGAACTATTTTTGGATACAACATCCACGCAGAGGTAGAATAAAATACCATGCGTATGAATATCAAACACGTTTGTTGGACAGTTATCACAAACATAGATTTAGTGTTAATCTAATGCCTAGGCAAACTGGTAAAACTACCACCGCGGCAGGATATTTGTTATGGCATGCTATGTTTATTCCAGATAGCACAATACTTGTTGCGGCGCACAAGTATGCTGGCTCACAAGAGATTATGCAACGCATACGATATTCATATGAAGACGTTCCTGATTTTATTCGTCCAGGTGTTTATTCATATAATAAAGGTAGTATAGACTTTGATAACAGTAGTAGAATTGTTAGCACAACTACTACAGAAAACACAGGACGTGGTTTGTCCATCTCACTACTATACTTAGACGAGTTTGCGTTTGTAAAGCCTAGCATTGCGAAAGAATTCTGGACGTCCATATCTCCAACACTAGCAACAGGCGGTGGTGCTATTATTACCTCAACGCCAAACAGTGATGAAGACCAGTTTGCTATGATTTGGAGAGACGCAAATAAAACTATTGATGATTACGGTAATGAAACAGACGTAGGACGCAATGGCTTTTTTGCGTTTAGAGCATATTGGAACGAACATCCAGAGCGTGATGAGAAGTGGCGACAGGAAGAACTAGGACGCATTGGTGCAGAACGCTTTGCTCGCGAACATGATTGCGAGTTTGTTATTAACGACGAGACATTAATTGACTCTCGCGTATTGGCATCATTACGTCCAATACATGTATTGGAAAAACACGGTCAAGTTAAATGGTACACCAAGCCACAAAAAGGACACAATTACTTAATAGCATTGGATCCAAGTTTAGGCACAGGTGGAGACAATGCCGCTATACAGGTATTTGAAATACCTACAATGAAACAAGTAGCAGAGTGGATGCATAATAAAACACCAGTACAAGGACAAATAAAAATATTAAGAGATATTACATATTATATTGCAGAAGAAATAGGTGCAAAGAATTTAGATACACCACAAATATGGTTTAGTATAGAAAATAATACACTAGGCGAAGCGGCATTAGTCGTTATAGATGATCTAGGTGAAGAACAGTTTAAAGGTATATTTTTATCTGAGACTAAAAAGCACGGCAATTCGCGTAGATTTAGAAAAGGTTTTAATACTACGCATAAATCAAAGTTATTAGCATGTAGTAGATTAAAAAACCTAATTGAAACAGATAAAATTGAAATAAAAAGTAAAAATTTAATCTCTGAACTAAAAACATATATAGCAAGAGGGCAAAGTTATGCCGCAAAAGACGGCGAAACAGATGATTTAGTATCTGCTACATTGTTGATAGTTCGAATGAGTTATGAAGTAAGGCAATGGGATACTGGATTATTTGATAGATTAAAGGATGATATTGATTCTGAACAAGATATGCCAATGCCGTTTATTGTGGTTTAAGCATAAATACTAACAATGGAAAATATTGAAAAAATTGCTGAAGATCTTTTTAATAAATTAAGATCAGTTTATCCAACACTAACAATTGGTGATGCAAGTGCAATGAAAACACTTGAGCCAAGAGAAGCCCGCTTCTTTGATTTTGTATTTGAAGACAATGGTACAGACGTTGGCACAGTTACTATTAGTTTAGTAGACGACAAATTTAAAGTTTACTATGGTAATGATTTAGTAGAAAGTTTGGGTGATAGTAAACAGCAATGGTATAATTTTTTAAAAGAAATGCGTCAATTTGCAAAACGCAGAATGTTGACGTTTGATGTAAGAGATATTAATAAGTCCAATTTGGAAAGAAAAGATTTTGAATTTTTACGCAATCAGCAAGCAGAATTTAAGGATAGTGATATGAACGAGTCAAAAATGTATGGTAGCATTAAAAGTAGTTACCAAGATTTAGGTGAGACTGCAAGAATTATTGTCAGACATAGACGCCCAGTAGATGAAGAAGTTAGAGGATCACGCAGTAGAAATATTAGCAAAATTTTTGTTGAAACTACAAGCGGTGAAAGAACACTACTTCCATTTACTAACTTACTAGGTGCAAGAGCAGTTGCAAGGCACATTAGTGAAGGTGGCAACTTGCATGATGACATTGGCACACACATTGTTAACAATGTTAACCAATTAGGCCAATTAAAGAACTTTGTAGCATACAGCAGACGCAATAGCTTAGTAAATGAAGATACAGCAGACATTGTAGAAAGTGTACGTGATGCTTACAATGGTATTAGGAGCAGTTTAGCACGTATCTCAACAGCACGTGGATACACCTCATTTGCAGAAAGTTTTGAAGCACAAGAAGAAACACTATCCGAAGATAACTTAGATGAAATGAAAGACTTCTTTACAGTTAAGAAGTTTGATGAAAGCGTATTTGAGTCCCTACCATTAATTAATAGCATTTACAAAACTGCTATGGAAAATAAAGCAAACAAACTAAACCAAATCAGAGAGTTTATTGAAAGCGGTGATCTAGTATTAGAGAGTTCAGTTGATACAGATCAATTTGCTCGTTCAGTTCAGCACGATGATGTAAGAAGTTTAGTGAGCACTGCTCTAGAAGATATCAGCAATCGTATTGTTGACAATGACATTGTTAGAGAGTTTGCACATAAGTTTGTTGGTGCAGAACTTTCCGAATCAGAGGAAGGTGCATTAGCAGTACAACTAGCAAAGAAATATGTAAGCGACTTGGGCCGTATTAACGAAGATGAAGAATATACTCAACGTGTAAGATATACTCACGCAGTAGAAAGCAAGTCATTTAAAGATGAAGCAGATCTAGTAGAAGAATGGGCAGACGAAATTACACAAGGTTACTAAAATGCTTTTAGAAGAACTTTTTAATGATAATGATACAAAAATGTTAGAAGTTCTTAATAAACTCACGCCTGAAGATATAGGCGATTATGTTTTTGAATCATTCATATTAGTAGAAACAAATCCATTTCATCTTCACCCAGAAAAAAGGTCAGGAGAAGGAGAAGGAGAAGATGAGTCAGGCATCCTTGCCAATGTGCCAGGGGGCATGCCGGCGGCCACTAGTGCCGTGTTGGCTTATAGAGCTGCAAATAAAATGCGCCGAGCAGCGGGCCATGCATTGAATCAGAAAAGAGCCCAATTGGTAAACAAAACGACTCCGAGAACCAAGCGCGGGGTATTAAAAAAAGCAAAACTTAATGCAAAAGCCATAGGATCTGAAGTTGGACAGAATGCTAAATCAAACAAGCTACGAACAAGAGGCAGTATAACTGCCGCCCAGGCCGATGCTGCGAAGCGAGCCCAAGCCAACGTTGATGATAACGTTAAAGACTGGAACAAGAAATATCCTGACAATAAATTCGATCCTGAAAAGGTCAAACCAGCAAAAAAGAAAGCAGCCAATATCGCATCAAAAATAGCCGCAAGGCACGCGGCCGCAACATTACTTGGTGGCGGATTTCTCTCCTGGGCAACTAACGCGGCTGCATTAGGTTGGGATGTTTGGGATATCTATAATTGGTATCAAGATAAAAACAACTCAGGCAGTGACTCCACTAGTACAAAAAGTAAAAGAAAATCCGAAGTAGAAAAAGCCAAAGAACTCCTTGCGAATCCGAATGATGCCCTGGGACTATCAGGTTAACCATAAAATCCCTCTTTTTTACTTGACAAACTAAATACTTTATCATATACTATATAGTATGTGTTTTAGGCACAAATTTAGGCAAACAACAAGAGGCAAATTATTATGGCATCATTAGCAGATATACGAGCTAAGCTACAGGCTCAAGAAAACAAAGGTAGCGGTTCTTCATTTATTGGCGACAACGCCATTTATCCTTTCTGGAATATTCCAGAACAATCCACAGCAGTACTAAGGTTTTTACCCGACGGTAATGAAAGTAATCCGTTTTTCTGGGTAGAAAGACTTATGATTAGACTTCCATTTAGCGGAATTAAAGGCGATAGTGATTCTAAGAATACTTTCGTACAGGTTCCGTGTATGGAAATGTGGAACGAAACTTGTCCAGTTTTGACCGAGGTTCGCACTTGGTTTAAGGACCCAGCACTAGAAGATATGGGTCGTAAGTACTGGAAAAAGCGTTCTTACATTTTCCAAGGATTTGTATTGGATAGTCCACTTGCTGAGGATACTGTTCCGGAAAATCCAATTCGTCGTTTTATTATTGGACCACAAATTTTCCAATTACTTAAAGCGGCATTGATGGATCCTGAACTGGAGGAACTTCCAACTGATTATACAAATGGATTGGACTTCCGTTTGACAAAAACAACTAAAGGTGGATATGCTGATTATTCAACATCTACTTGGGCAAGACGCGAACGTGCTCTTGACAAAGAAGAAATGGATGCAATCTCACAATATGGCTTGTTTGATCTTAGCAGTTTCCTTCCTAACAAACCGGATGAAACGGCGGTCAATGTTATTAAAGATATGTTTGAAGCATCTGTAGACGGAAAGCAGTATGATCCAGATCTTTATGGACAATATTTCCGTCCAGCAGGTATGTACAAACCAGAAACAACTTCCAACGATTCAAAAGCAACCACTACCGCTTCTGAACCTAAGGAAGAAAAACAAGAATCGGTAGTCTCCGAAACTCCGCAGAGTAGTGGTGGTTCCAAAGCAGAGGATATTTTAGCAACTATCCGTGCTAGACAGGGCCAGTAATATAAAGTAATAGGGGCGGGTTAACGCTCGCCCCGTCTTTATTCTATTAGAGGAAAATTATAAGGATGGAAACATACTAATGAAACAAAAGAAAAGATGCGAGGCCCAAGGGGACCCATGCCTGAATGGCGTAAAGAAATACAAAGAAAAAATGCATCAAAAGGTTGGGAGACACGTAGAAAAAGATATGGCGAAAACGGGAGGAAGAAATGAGACCGTTTGACGTGGCAAAATTTAGAAAAGATATTACAAAGTCTATTGACGGCTTGTCAGTAGGCTTTAGCGATCCTACCGATTGGATTTCTGTAGGTAATTATTGTTTAAACTATCTTGTCAGTGGAGACTTTTACAAAGGCATTCCATTAGGAAGAGTCACTGTATTAGCAGGAGAATCAGGCTCAGGCAAATCTTATATTGCTTCTGGGAATATCGTTAAAGAAGCACAAAAACAAGATATTTTTGTAGTTTTGATCGACTCTGAATCTGCTCTAGATAAGGAGTGGTTAGAAAGACTAGGTGTTGATACTAGCGAAGAAAAACTACTTCGCTTGTCTATGAGTATGATTGATGACGTTGCTAAAACTATCAGCGTCTTTATGAAAGACTACAAGACAATGGAAGAGGAAGAACGCCCTAAAGTTCTTTTTGTTATTGACTCTTTAGGTATGTTACTTACTCCCACAGACGTAGATCAATTTGATAAAGGTGATCTAAAAGGTGATATGGGCCGCAAACCTAAAGCATTAACCGCACTTGTTCGCAATTGCGTTAATATGTTTGGCGGACACAATGTAGGATTAGTAGCAACAAACCACACTTATGCATCTCAAGATATGTTTGATCCAGATGATAAGATTTCAGGGGGTCAAGGCTTTATCTACGCAAGTTCTATCGTTATTGCTATGAAAAAGTTAAAACTTAAAGAAGATGCAGATGGCAACAAAACATCACAAGTCTATGGTATTAGGGCAGGTTGTAAGGTAATGAAAACACGCTATGCCAAACCATTTGAAGGTGTTCAAGTTAAAATTCCTTATGAAACAGGCATGGATCCTTATAGTGGCTTGATAGAAATGTTTGAAGCACAAGGCTGGGTTAAGAAAACCGGCAATAGACTTGGTTATACATGTAAAGATGGTACTGAAATTCTAGAGTTTAGAAAAGGATGGACTGGCGAGAAATTAGATCGCGTTATGCGTGATGTAATGTCAGGTGGTATTGGCGAAAATGTAGAATCAGACCCCGATGTAGAATTTGAAGAAACTGAAACAGAAGCATAAATATCCTTAACTTTAACTTGAGGAATATTTGTGGATAAAATTGTTTTAGTTCATACATGGGAAATGTTGAAAGCATACATTCCGAAAAAAGAGTTACCACTTGCCGCAGAACAACTAGTAAACTATCTAACTGATGAAGATATGTCTGAAGTAATAGATGAATTAGCAAACAACTGTCCAACTATTGCACAACTTTTAAATGATTTAGATGAAGAAGATTACGAAGATGAAGATTATGACGAGGACACAGAGTGGTGACTTATAGTGTGGTATAATAAAATTGTCCAAGACATGGGTAATATACCGGATGCTCTAGAATATTTCGAGAACGAATTAACTGGTGCTAAAAAAGACGTCAAAATTTCTGGCGTCTTAGAAAAAAATGCAACAGCGTTACCAGGTATTGTAGAGCATCGCTTTAATCAACTTCAAGAGTTAGAAGCAATCCTGCAACATCTTAATATTCAACTACGCAAACTTAGACGTAAACACTTTAAAAAATACTTAGAAAGTTATAATAGAGCCTTGAGTGCTCGTGACGCTGAAAAATATGTAGACGGCGAAGATGAAGTGGTTGATCTAGAAACTGTTATTAATGAAGTTGCATTGGTTCGCAACAAATGGTTAGGAGTTATTAAAGGACTTGATGTTAAGCAATTTCAGGTAAGTAATGTAATAAGACTTCGCACAGCAGGTATGGAGGATGTTACAGTATAATGAATAAAACACTTATATATGGTGATTTAGTCGAACAAAGAAAATCAGCCCAAGAAGTTTTCAAAGTAGTTTCTAAACAATTGTTTGAGAACATGTTGCATGTATGTGATTTTGGCTGTGGGGATGGATCTAATACAGAATGGTGGTGTAACCAAGCATCATATGAAGAATCTGCACCATACGCTAATCACACAAAAGTTTCTGGTATTGATTTAATTGATAGGGAAACTGATAAATTTGACTTTACTTGTGGCGATATTTTAAATATGCCATACAAAGACGATGAATTTAATATTGGTTGGTGTCACTATACATTACAACAATTGAAAGACCCTATACAAGGGTTATTAGAAATGCGTAGAGTACTTACTCCTTTTTCATTACTGTTTATAACTGTTCCACAAACATTAGATACAGAGTTTGGTAGACTAAAAACTAAATTTGGAAGATATGATAGAAACTTTTATACCTTACCTACATTTATAAATCAGTTAGCAATAACAGGCTGGGATTGTAGAAAGGGATATTTTCTTAAAAATTTTAATGATCGTAATATTTACGGTATTGTTAAACCCAAACAAGATTGGGAAGAACTAGATGATCCAATGGATTTAGGACCAGTAGATCTTATGGAAAGAGAAGTCTTGCCTGAAAGTACGGATGATATGATAAAAGCAAAAGGTTATTTTGACGAGTCTGCGTTAATGCTAACGTGGATGAATGGCTCAATTACTGATTATGGAAGTAGAGTGTAATGGGTTTTCCTATACTACAATGTGAAAATGTTAGAGTTAAGCCGTGTAAGCACGGAGATTTTGCATATAATATCAAAGACACAATTGTCGGTCGTAGTTTAGATTTATACGGTGAATATGCAGAGGCAGAACTAGCATTGGCATCACAATTATTACGACCAGGTGCTAAAGTTATTGATGTAGGGGCTAATATAGGATTACATTCTGTGTTTTATTCTAGAATAGTAGGCAAGGAAGGAGAAGTATATGCTTTTGAACCAAGCCATTTAAATTATTTTTTCTTAATGACTAATCTGACTATTAATAGTGCATTTAACGTAACGCCAGTCAAAGGAGCAGTGGGAACAAAACGGCCATTATACTTGCCATTGAATAGAGTAGATGACGAAATGAATCATGGCGCATTAAAAACATCTGACAATGATACAGGCAATGATGTAGAACGTTGCGCGGTGTTTAATTTAGATGATATTGGTCTCGATTATTGTAATTTGGTTAAAGTAGATGTAGAAGGTAATGAATCAGATGTTCTACATACTGGTACAAGGCTATTCTCAACTCATAGACCATTTGTTATTGCAGAATGCCAAGAAAACCAAAAAGAATTGCTACAAACTTTTAAAGATATGGATTATGACTGTTATTGGCTTCCCTCTCCGGATTTTAATCCAGATAATTACTTTGAAAATTCTGAGTGTATTTTTGTAGATCCCACAGGTGCTGTAATCAACGTTTTTGCCCACCCTAAAGAAATTGACATCAAAATAGATAATTTGACTAAAATCCGCAAAGTTACAGATAAGTGGAAATCTCCAAAAACCACTAAAAAATCCAAGAAAAAGACTACTAAGAAAACTAAGAAAAAGTAGCAATTAGTAAGTCATTGATTTTATTGGCTTTTTTCTTCAATGATTTCAAACACTTACCAAAATATCAAAAATAGTTGATTCTTCAATAAAATCAAGCACTTAGAGTACAAAAAAAAGTGACAGATCTGACAAAATCAGTATAATGTATATATACGCTAAAGAAACAAGGAGAAACGTGATGACTAGAACAGAAATTGTAAACAAACTTCTTGAGTCTTACAATGATGAAGAAATAAAGTCAGTAGGAAATGCTATCGGCATAGGATATACTAGTCTTTGGAGACAAGAAGTAATGAATATGTTTGTCGAAGCGATAAATGATTTCTTGTCAGACCCAACTAACAAGGAGCGATAGATGCGTAATACTTTTGTAATCAACTTTCGAAACATTGCTGGATCTCAGCGTGAGACTTGTGTTTACGACGACACGCTGGTGGGTGCTGTTGGGCAGTTTAATGCCAATCCCAAAACCAGTGGCTTCGATACTCCGTTGAGAGTGCAGGCGTTCAAGGGCGAAGTACATTGGCCCGCAACTGGCAATGCCACGCGCCTCGGCACCTTCACCATGCAGGGACGATATGACGTCCCCCGCCAAGTTTAATCCACTGACATATAAGGAGCGAATTATGTCACACATTAAAGTCCTCAAAGGCATCATCAACCGTAAAGACTCTCCCACTAAGGATGTGGAAAATGTCATTTTCCCACTGGTCAAAAATTATCGTCCGTCTACTAAAGGCGGCGGCAAGATTACCGTAGACGGAACTGATATGCTGGGATTCCCGCAGTATACATTCGCAATCCAGGTTGAGTCTCCACTACATATTGAAATGGTGGGCGAGAGTGAAGCCGAGGAATATGCAAAGAAAATGGCTGCAGGAAATACCTCGTCTAAAAGTCCCGTTGTAGAGAAGGTCGAAGAAACTGACGAAGAGGTCATGAACCGCATTGAAGAGCGTTTCAGCATCCTCAACGAAATGACTGAAGCGACTATCAATGGTGATGTCCGTGCAATGATTGTCACAGGCCCTCCTGGAGTTGGTAAGTCCTACGGTGTAGAGACCACCCTGGAAAAGGCCTCACTGTTCGACAAAATCAAAGGCACTCGTACACGATACGATGTTGTAAAAGGTGCGATGACTGCTCTTGGACTGTACGCGAAACTGTATGAGTACAGCGATCCAGGCAACGTGTTGGTGTTTGATGACTGCGACACTGTATTGTTTGATGACTTGTCACTCAACATACTGAAAGCGGCATTGGACTCGGGTAAGAGACGCCGAATCCATTGGAATGCTGACAGTGTCAAACTCCGTGCAGAAGGCATTCCTAATTCGTTTGACTTCCGCGGGTCAGCAATCTTCATCACTAACGTGAAGTTTGAGAATATACGCTCTAAGAAAGTACAGGACCACTTGGAAGCACTCCAGTCACGTTGCCACTACTTGGACCTTACGTTGGACACAATGCGTGACAAGATCCTGCGTATCAAACAGATTGCCAAAAGCGGTGAATTGTTCAACGGATACAAGTTTAATAAACAAACGCAAGACGAGGTTCTTGACTACATGGAAAAGAACAAAGACCGAGTTCGAGAAATGTCACTTCGTACTGCTCTCAAGATTGGTGACTTGCGTAAAATCTCCAAAGATAATTGGAGACGTATGGCGGAGGTTAGCATACTTCGTTAACACCCGCCAAAATAGATACTTATTGCCTCGCTCCGGCGATAAGTATCTAATACACTTGGGGAGGCCTAGTGTCTCCCCTTTCTTTTTATTATGAATAAACCTGTCAAAGTTTATATAGACGACAAAAAGATTTATCTAAAACTTCCGTTTTCAATGACGGGATTAGACATTACTGAAAGATTTAGCACTTCAGATATACCACGCAGACTATTCGCACACGGTAAGCAAAGCAATACAGACTTGACTTGGGATGTAGAGCGTAAAGCTTGGGCTTTTAGTTTAGCAGAGATTAATTTTACTTTTATACAAGACTTTTTACAAAGCCTTGAGATTACCGAAGTAGAATACAGCAACGAAATACAAGAATATTTAGATACTATAAACGAAATAAAGCAGTCTGAAGATGAATACAGAGTTGAACTTTGTGTTGATAATAGTTTTAAACCGTATATTAAAAACGCATCACAGGCATTGTTAGATTATTTAGAAAAAAAAGAAATAATTGATCTTTGGGATTTAATAGACAAGTCTGCAGAACTTGGTTATGGTTTAAGTAATAAAATAAAACTATTGCTTAACGATTCTGTAGAGCATATTATGGCATCCAATACTCGTGTGTCGTTAACAGGCTCAGTAAAAGACAAGGAAAAGAAACTAAAGCATATGATTTTGTATGCTTTGAAATACAATAGACTTCCAATAGTATTTTATTCACCAGAGCGTTTATTATTTGGTCCAAAGGTAGACGCAGGCATTGCTAAACAAAACAGTGAAGTGAGGGCCGTAACTAAACAACAAGTAATGATAGATACACAGTTTGAACCGATGGTGGTTAAAGTAATAAAGCAGTTTATTAAGGATGATGCTATAGGCAAAGCAGAAAGAGTGTGTAAAAAAGACTGCTTAGTTTATTACGCTCATAACGTTCAAGAATTAATAGAAAGCGAAGTAAACCCGCAGTTAATATTTGTTACAAGAATGGTTAATGAAAAAACATTCAACATTTATCTTGACCAAATACCTAAGGTATGTTATTATAATACTGTAAACTCGCCGCTGAGCGATGAGGATAAAAAGATATTAAAACAGTTAGGTCCTGGCCCAGCATATTATGCCAAAGTGTAAGTTATATTTAAAAGACGAAGTAAATTGTAAATTTGAAGGATTAGATTTAACAGACAGACGAAAGTTAGTCGATAAATTTAAATTTGATATCCCCCACGCAAGATTTATGCCAGCAGTTCGTTTAGGACGCTGGGATGGTAAAGCGTCTTTCTTTAATCTTGGTGGTAGTACATATACAAACTTGTTGGGCGATATATTACCATTACTCGACAATTACAAAATAGAATTAATTGATTATAGGAATCCTGTTGAACTAACTTTTGATAAAGTAAATGTAAACAGTTATAATCACGTCAAATGGCCTAGCGGACATACGCATGAAGGACAGTCTATTGTATTACGAGATTATCAAGTTGAAGTAATTAATCGCTTTTTAGAAAATCCACAGTCCATACAAGAGGTCGCGACTGGCGCAGGCAAAACACTTATTACTGCCGCACTTAGTAATATATGCGAGAAATATGGGCGCACTATAGTTATTGTGCCAAACAAAAGTCTTGTGACTCAAACCGAAGAGGACTACATAAACTTAGGACTTGATGTGGGTGTCTTTTATGGTGACAGAAAAGAATACGGCAGAACGCATACCATTTGCACTTGGCAAAGTTTAAACATACTTACAAAGAAAACACGTAATGCAGAAGTAGATGTTACTATAGAAGACTTCATAGAGGGCGTGGCGTGTATTATGGTAGACGAAGTCCATATGAGTAAGGCAGATGTGCTGAAGCAATTGCTAACGCAACAGTTTGCTAATGTGCCTATACGTTGGGGTTTAACAGGCACAATACCAAAAGAAAAGTATGAATGGATGTCACTAAAAGTTAGTATTGGTGATGTAGTTAATAGAATAGCCGCCGCTGACCTGCAAGACAAGGGCGTCTTAGCAAATTGCCACGTTAATATAGTACAACTTAATGATTATGGCGAATATAATAATTATCAGAGTGAATTGAAGTATCTTTTAAGCAACGAAGATAGAATAGATTACATAGGCAATTTTATTGATGATGTTAAAGATAGTGGAAACACTTTGATATTAGTTGATAGAATAAGCGCCGGCAAACTGCTTGAACAAAGGTTAGATGGAAGTGTATTTGTGAGCGGTGCTACTAAGGCAGATGAAAGAAAAGAACATTATGATGATGTTAGAACAGCAGACGCAAAAATAATTATTGCAACATATGGCGTTGCGGCAGTTGGCATTAACATACCACGTATATTTAATTTGGTATTAATTGAACCAGGCAAAAGTTTTGTTAGAGTAATACAAAGTATTGGCCGTGGTATTAGAAAAGCAGAAGATAAAGACTTTGTACAAATTTGGGATATAACTAGCACTTGCAAGTATGCTAAACGACATTTAACTAAAAGAAAAAGTTATTACAGGGAAGCAGAATATCCATTTACTGTAGAAAAAGTGAATTGGCAAGGATAATAAATAATAAGCAATGAGTTCACAAGTTAGCGATCTTTATAAAAAGTACCACGACTTAATCAAAGAATTAGACGATATTAAATTAGAACACAAAAGTCTAATAGACAAAATTGATAAGGTTAAACTTGAAAATAAAGATTTACAATCCGAAATTATATTATTAGTAAAGCAGATGGCTTCACTGGAAAAACTCGTTCATACAAAATATATGAATACAGGTCCGGGCTCTCCATCTACTCCGGATTATGATGATGCTGGTAATCCTACACGCCCTACAATTAAAGGTAACCCAATTCCGGCTAGATCAAAAGACAGAACACACCAATATTATATAATTAACCCACGAACAAAACAAATAGTTAAAAATCCAGATTACAAACCCAAACCAGCAGATGATCAAATTAGTGATCCTACTGATGATGATCCACCATTTTAAATTATAAGAGAAAACTCAATGAGAATATTAACGTTAGATGACGTTTCATACCCAATGAACGCTATGCCTGAAAAGGTAGATGATGTAAGATTTTGTATATTAGATAATAGTAATCCTGCCGATCCGGATTACTTTTTTATACCACTTATCTTTTTGGAATCTTTTAACGCACCGGCAGTAGTACTACAACTTGGTAAGTATAAAATTCCAATGCCTGTAGATTGGCATATCGTGGTAGGTAGTCCTGAAGTAGGTGATTTAGAAGTGTTGCCTCTTACTAGTGTAAATGATAGAGGGTTTGAAGCCTTTTTATACAATCCACTAAGTGGCTATATGCACAATTATGCGGAAATTGACATTGTAGATATCTATACAGAAGTTAAATGGTACTTTCCTAAACTTAAAACAGGACAATTACTGGCAGTTCCTTTACATGATGGTCCTAAGCCACAATGTGCTTATTTTATTAGTGAAATTAATAAACAATCGGAAGTTATTGATGTCACTCAAGTTATGTAAAAAAACTAAACAACTAAATATTCATATGAAAACAACTAAATATTCATATGAATATTCGACGAATTATTTGGCCCACGCTACTAGTAATATATCTTTCTTGTTTAAGCATAGTAGGTATAAGTGTAAGCCAAGCATACGATAAAACATATTCACTTCACGGCGTAAGATCATCGTTTCTATTAGGCAAGATAGGCCCACACACTGGCGATCAGTCAAAGAAGTTTAACACAACCTTAATGTATTTGTCTAACACTTGGACAGATGCAGAACGAGCAAACTTTAGACAACGACTAGTCAACACCGGTGATACACATATTGATATGTATGTCCGTGCCTCTAGAGGTCATTTGCCAGGTGGTATAGTAGACCCCAATGATAACTTTAGGCAAAGACTTATAGAACTAAATCAAGCAGGACTCAAACCTGTATTGTGGATGACACCCGAATCTGCACACAGGGATTGGAAAGGTAATGCCGCCCACCACAAGGTATTCATGGAGAAAATCATCCGACTCTATGATGACCAAGCATCTGCCTATGTTGCTTGTCTAGAATGTGATGAGTATTGGTCACCCGAACAAGTGAATGATTATGTTGCTTTCATAAAGTCAAAGACAGACAAACCTGTTGCGGTACATTTGTCAGATGGTGTTGGTGGATACAAACACGATACACGATACTACACCAATGCAGATTACATCTATCTACAAATAGGTAGACATACTACAGGTGATTACATATCAGATGTAGAGACAGCAAAAAGAATGTTGACTGAGGCATTGAAACTGGGCAAACCAGTAGTAGTTTCTGAGTATTCGTTATTCAGTGAGTCGGCACAAGCAAAAGCATTAGGTGATCTAATGTGCTCTATGGGTGCCGTAGGTACAGGCAATGGTAGAAACATAACATACTGTGGCCATGAAGATGCACCTAAGAAGAAAAATAGTGATTCTGATACTGCTCTAGCAGTCATAGGTATAGCCGCCATTGCTATAGGCGCCTATTACCTACACACTAGTTATGATTTTGAATTAAAGTTTGACTTGACGGACAACTATCAAATGTATGGAACTAAAAAAACATTCAATTTGTTTGAGAAAGATGATAACTCATTAAACTTTGAGATGGATTTTTCTCATATAGTTACAGATGACTTTAATAGAAATAGAATTTTCTTTGGCTTTTCTGGCACATTTGGCAATGGGTAAAATTTTAAAATTTTGGGAAGAGTCTTACTACAGTGACAAGGTAGCATTTTATTTTGAATTAGTAAGTTTTATTTTTACTGTAGCCGCGAGTTTAAATTTGGCATTAACAGCAGACGATCCTAATATGTTAATAGTATATCCGGCCTTTTTAATAGGATCAATAACAGGAATTTATGCATATTACAGACGTAAACTTGCTTGGCCGGTATTACTAACAGGTTATTTTGCCGTTGTAAATGTAATAGGAATAGTTGTAGCGGCAGGATGGTGGTGAAAGCATTAGTAGTAGGCAATGGCGAAAGCCGTAGGCAAATAGATTTAAACTTGTTTAAAAGAAACGAGTGGGAAATTTATGGATGCAATGCTTTATATAGAGAGTTTATTCCAGATCACTTAATAATACTTGATTCACCAATGCGTGAGGAGTTTGAACAAAGTGGCGTTAATGTAGCAAATGTGCATTATTTAGAAGATATTCCTGAATATGAACCAATGATGAATTCAGGATTAATTGCATTAATAATAGCAATGCGAACACATAACGAAATACATATGATTGGTTTTGATTTAGAAAGTACAAGTGGAAAGGTAAATAATATATATAACGACACAGAAAACTATTATAGCGGTAATAAAGAATCAGGCGGTTTTATTATCGAACAATATAACATTAAAGCAGTATGTAACAGATACAGAGGAAAAGGCAGAATTGTTAGAATTGCTAATAATTGCCCATTTGAACTTGACAAATACTTAGAAAATGTTACAATAAAAGAGTATATAAAAGGACTCGAGAATGCCTAAGCCAGCAGTATTACCATTAAGCGAAATATTTAACGCAATAGATAAAAAGGATTACAACTGGTACAAGAATTTAAGCGCAGAAAAAAAGAAAGCGTTTAGCCCATATTTACAACTTAAATATTCCGCAAGTGCAACAGGCTCCAATGATCTACAGGAGTATATGATTCGCGCAACCAATAATGAACTAAACATTAACTTTTGGGAGGTAAGTAAGCATCCCGACTTAACTTACAAAATACTGTGTGCTATCAATCCAAGCATTGGCACATTTAAACGCAAGTATTTGCCAATGAAAAAAGAAACAAAAGATAATAAGAAAACTAGGTTTCTCAAAGAAATATATACGTCGTGGAAACTTAGTGACATAGAAGCATATGCAGAAGTATGCGATAAAAAGGAACTCAAACAATTAGCAATAGAACATGGATACGACGATAAGTCAATCAAACAGTGGCTATGAATGTAAATTTTGTAACAGGAGTTTTGCTAGAGAAAAAACACTAGCGGCTCATGTATGTGAACAAAAACGTAGACACGGACAGAAAGACGAAAAGCATGTACAGATAGGATACATTGCTTATAAACGTTTTTATGAACTAACACAAGGTTCTGCTAACTTTAAAGACTACCAGCACTTTGCTAGTAGCCAATATTATAATGCGTTTGTAAAGTTTGGCAAACATATTATAAACATCAACGTAATCAATCCGGATTACTTTATTGATTATGTTATTAAAAGTAACATTAAGTTAGATAATTGGTGTAAGGATTCTGTGTATGAAGAATATTTACTTCCATATATTAAAACAGAAAATGCTAGAGATGCATTAGAGCGTAGCATATTAAGTATGGAGGATTGGGCAAATAATAACAATTCTTCGTTCAATCATTTTTTTAAATTTGTAAGTTTTAATAAAGCAGTAGCACTAATAAGAAATGGGAAAATAAGTCCATGGGTTATATACCATAGCGATACAGGAATGGATATGCTCGATAAAATGACAGACGAGCAGTTAGGATTAATAAATGACTTCATAGATCCGGTATACTGGAGTAAACGCTTCGAAGCGTTTCCGGCGGACGTAGAATGGGCAAAGCACATTTTAAGTGAAGCAACCATGTAGGAGAAAACGATGACAGATAATATAGTAGATTTTGATTTAAAATTGTTAAAGAAACGGCATAAAGAATTAGATAACATAATTTGGAAACTAGAGAATAATGACATAGGCGAAACTCACTCAAAGTTAACTGAACTCAAGAAAGAAAAGTTACACCTCAAAGATAAAATAGCATGGATGGAAAGTAAATTTGGATGATTCGGAAGCCTATAAAAAATACCCACACCACCATAAATGGTTTAATAAGTTATGGTTAAGTGAAAAATTAGGATATAAATGTGGTCCTGGTGGCGTAAATGTATCACGTAATGATGAATACATTGTTCGTCCAATTATGAATTTAGTTAGCATTACCAATTGTACCAAGAGCAAGAAACCAATATGAGCCTTAAATTTGACATTGATATAGACTTCGCGAATAGAAACGAAGTACTTGAAAAGTTACAAAACCATACTCCTGCGACTATTATACGCAATAATGAACTAATAAAACATAATACTGGAGTTTATTTTACTGATGTTCCAACAGACCCAGTAAAAGGTATTTGCTCACTCGATCATAAGGACGCAGAAGAGCGAGGATACTTTAAATTAGATTTACTTAATGTTAATATATACAACCAAGTACAAAGCGAAGAACATTTAATAGATTTAATGTTTACAGAGCCACCGTGGGAAAGACTTGCTGAAAGAGAATATACTGAACAGATTATACATATCAGCAATCATTATGATTTAATAAAGAAGATGATGCCTGACAGTATTCCTAGAATGGCAATGTTTTTAGCAGTAATACGCCCTGCTAAACGCTATCTAGCAAATAGAACGTGGAAGGAAATAGGGCAAGAAGTTTGGAAAGTACCAACTGATCCTAATTCGTATTATTTTAAAAAGAGTCACTCAGTAGGTTATGCACATTTAGTGGTTGTGCATATGAATTTATTAAAGTAATATATACCTTACTTATTACGTTTGTGACTCACATTAGTAACTTTCTTCAGTAGAGGTCCCTTTTTTACAGCCAGTTTATATGTGGATTGCCCTGCTCTCGGCTGAAAATATAAAGACACCAATACATCTTTTGGATTATTGATATCATAAACTTTAAATCCTACGTTACCCGCGTTTGTCTTATATTCCCCGACATCAAAATCTATATCTTTAAGTAGTTTATATAAGTTTTTAAAAGAATGGACACTATAATCGCCGGTTGCCTTAAAATCAACTAACTCTACATTATCTTCTCTGGCTGCATGATATTCAACAAAGTTTACCAGTGCTTGTATAAAATCGTATTCTGATTGTGAATCATCGTTTTTAAGCCAAATTTGTTTAATATTGTTCGCAACTGCGCTGAACATTTTTTGTATACCGGGCCGAACCTTTTTCTGGCTAGCTTGTAATTGGCTGTTTATTGCCTTTTCGATTTGATTAGAATCCATATCACTAGTGATACCAATGGAATTTAAATACTCTTCTTTTGAAAGTATATTTTCAACATTGATATAGTTTGTACCATCGTCAAACCCTTTCCATAAAGTTATCAAATTGTTCCACAAATGATCTTTTAGTTTTTCTGCTGTTAGGTTTCCTTGTGGTTTACCAACAAGTGCTTGTTGTCCAATATCTGGATTAGTGGCTTTTAATGAAAGATTTGCATATCTAAGTTTTTTTCCGTTAGCAACTATAAATAGGTCTGCTTTAGTACCTCCTCCAGACTGCAAGGAAGCGGCACCACCTATACCGTCGGTATCTACTATAATCTCATCAACTTTGAGATTCGTTGCAAAAAATCTAGAGTATTGCGTCATTAATCGAGAATTAGCATAATTTGCAACTGCCCCAAGCAAGCCTAATAGTTTTGGATTATCTAAATGCTTCCCTTCTCCAATCGCTACTAGTTCCCTAAAAGCCTGTTCTTGAGTTTTAATTCTCCAAACAATTTTATCTTGTAAATTACTTTTATATTCTGCAGAAGCATACACCACGTCTTCTTTGTGTAATTCTTTTGAATTAATTTTTACTTCTTGACTACTACTATTATCTACTGTTAATTTTGAAATTATTTTAAGAATGTCTTTAACTTCGATAGGCTGGACTCCGCCTTGTACACGTTTAGTAAATTTTGCTGTTAAACCTGCACCTGCCAAGGATTCTGTTAAATTACCAAAATTTGCGATTTGATCTTTACTTTTAATACGATGTGGTTCGGCAAATTGATGATCTTTAAAGAGATTTGAAATTCTATAATTGTCTAATTGTGTATTAGTTTTAGGATCATAAACCGGTACTACCCAAGATTTACCGTCTAGATAGCCATAGAAGGATCCTGATTGAATTGACTTTAAAAGTTTACTTTGGCTGGTGGCATTTGCGTATCCAATGTATATATTATAAGGATACGTTCCGGATCTTGCTTTGGGATAATCATATTCTTGCCCACCCAAAGTAGGTGCAATTGTGCCGTCCCATGGAATCTTTCCTTTGACGCGATTTAAAAAAACATCCCATCGTTCTTCAGCAGCTTGATGGAAATCACCAAACGATAAATTTGCTTCAAATAATTTAAATTCATTAAAACGCATAACTGTATTTATGTTTTATTGCTTATGAATCTCTTCGTAGATTATAGGGAAAAGTTCTCTATAATCTGTTCCACGCCTGCGATCCAGTTCTGTTAGATATCTATGTAATTCCTGTTGTGCTTTTTTATTAGGAATATCCGACTCAATTGCTTTTTTTATTCCTTCAAGATATTCAATGACAGATTCCCTGGTTGTGCTTTCAGAATTTTCGTTTGCAATATTTATTAACATGTCAATTGATTGGTTGTATCCCCAATCTAAAATTTTCGGACCAAATATTGAAGGGTGCATCCAGTCTTTACCAGAGGCTTGCATTAAACTAATATTCATACCCCATTCCTTCCCTCTCGTAATATGTCGTTGATTCCATTCTTGATATTTTTCAATAAGATCAGGCATAGTAAAAGTAGATATAGGAGACCAACATATGTTTATTGTAGTGTCAAGTCCGGCGTCGATTATATATTTCATGTTTTTATCAAATAATTCTATATCTAGTCCATATCTTACATACTCTGCTTCCTTACCCCAACAATCAATACTGCCGACAATATGAGCATTGTGTAATCTACCCTCTTCTAGAAGTTGCTTTAATTTAATAATTTTTGGTTCTATATTATCACTTGATAGATTACTAAAAAAGAATAAATCTAAATTTTTAAATTTATCACCATTTCCTGCAATGAAATCTAACAAACGATCAGACTGTGGTTGTATAAAGGGTTCTCCCCCTAAAATGTATAATGATCTTAGGTGCTGGCCATTTTTATCTAACCAGTCAAATACTTTATCTAAATATTTAAGTTCTTGATAATTAGGCCGGCCGGCCTTGTGGTCATCAGGATACATGAAATCATGTATGTCACCATATTTTTTGTCTTCTGCCTCCCATGTACTACTAAAATACGAACCACAATATGTACAGGATAATTGGCAAAGATTACTGAAATATATTTCAAGTTGCGTTGGAGTAACATGAACTGCATTTGGATTATCAAATAATTCAGGCGGAGATGACGGGGCAAATCCCATGTCGTCATGTAAGAGTCTATCACTCATTCCTCCTGCCTGCTCAATAACTCTACAGTGTTCGCATCCTAACTCTGGCCACTCATCGCGCAACATCTGCAATCGAGCATGTACCTTTTGATGAGTATTATGAAAATTAAAATCTTCCGTAATTGGATTATGATCACATCTATGGCAACTTGCAGTCGTATTTGTAGTTAAAAATATGGTGCTAAGTGACCATTTTAATCTACATTGTAATTTAGACTGTTTAGTGTTAATAATTGATCTATTGTGTACTTGATGTGCATTATCACTCATTTTACCTATTTTACCTTTTGGACTAATTGAATATTTCTACGTTTTGTTCTGCGTTGAGCAAGTTCATTCATACTAACATATGGGCCATGGACTATTTCTACATCTTTCGCCATAAATGTTTTAATATAAGGTTTGAAAGGTACAAATTCTTTTTTAAGAAAAACGTTAATAGGAAATAATCTATTGGATTCCCACCACCAGACATCTCCCAATTCTAAAAATTTTTGCTTTACTTTAATGCTAGGAAGCGCATTATAGTCATATATACTAATAATTGATGCATCTTTATTTAAAATAATGCCAATAAACTCTTTATCAACATACTTGATATAACTTATAAACGGGTATTTCTCGGTTAGTTCTTGATAAATGTTAGACATAAAATAAATATAGTAAAGGATTTTATAAAATGCTAGTTACTACTGTCTATTTATATGACCAAATTATTAATTTGAAAATTAAGGTTGACACTGACAAACAACATTGGGGGTATGAAATGTATAATCATCCGATTAAATTATACAAAGGTATTGATAACACAATACAAATACAATTGAAAAACGATAACCAAAAAACTTTAACCATTACAGACAAGACGATTACGTTTAGTATACTAAACTCGTCGGACGGAACAAGTGTGCTTTTAAATAAAACAGCAACGATTGTAGATGGTATTAATGGCAAGGCAAAGGTTACTATTACAGAAGGTGATTTGTTAAATTTAGATAGCCAATATCTAAATTATTCAGTGAAGGTTGTAGACGGTGAAGAAAATCAAATGATTGGGTACGTAGACGGCGCATATGATGTTATTGGCCAATTACAAATCTTAGATGGAGTGTTCCCAGACATAAAAGAAAGTCTAGAATTAAAATTAGCAGACTTCCAGGAAGCAGGCGGTACATATACCAGTGATCCTTTAGTGGCAGAGTCAAAATTAAACCAAAATACAGGATTACATACTGCCGCATTTTATGTAAATGGTTACAGTGGTGATATCAAAGTACAAGCAACATTAAATGATAATGTGGCGCCTGCCGATTATTTTGACATTAAAACTGTAACTTTGGCATCAAAAACCGGCATTGCATATACTAACTGGAATGGAGTTTATAACAGAGTACGATTTGTACACACACCAACTGCAGGTAGTATGGAAAAAATTCTTTACCGCTCATAACATTGTTAAATAATAATGTAATATATAATACGTTATGAAAGTGCAGTTTATTAATTTACATACAGGCACGGATCAGTCGAGATACACCGGCCCCATAATCAGTTTAGTTTCTTATAGTTTAAGATCTTTTTATAAAAAGACAGGAAAACATTATAAAAATTATACCTGGTTACCGAATGAGAATGGGTTCAGCCCCAACACAAAAGGTAACCAAGTTAATAAAGCGTTTAACGTAATCAAAGAAAAAAAACCTGATATTGTTTGTCTTACCCTTTATCTTTGGAATTCTAATAATTCGATTCGATTAGCAAAGAAAATTAAAAAGGTCTTTCCTAATTGTATTATAATAGCAGGTGGTCCTGAAGTTGAACATGTTTTGGGCACAGAATACGCAAAAAAGAATCCTTATTTTGACTATGTTTGTTATGGAGATGGTGAAGAAACATTCCAAATGCTATTAGATAGTTTTATTACTCCAATAAACGAGCAGACTATTCCTAATTTAATAACTAAAGAGTTTAAAACCCGGTATAAGATTTTTAAATTTAAAGATCATCTAGCATATAATCCTTACTTGGATTTAAAACAAGATCTACTACAAGAGTATGAAGTTGCAAAAAAGAATAGAGTAAAATGGTTAGAGGCGAAAGGCCTGGATGCAAAACAAAATGACAGTAATTCGGATTCGTTTATATTTATTCCATGGGAAAGAGTCCGAGGATGTCCGTATGCTTGTACTTTTTGCGACTGGTCTTCTGGGTTACATCATAAAGTTAATGTAGCTACATTGGATTGGAGGGAAGAAATAAAATTTTTATCAAAACTTAAATATGTAGTTCTTATGATTACGGATGCAAATGTGGGAATACTTAAAGATGACGTAGATGTAGTTAAGTTTGGCCATGATAATTTTAGTAATGATTACCATTATTTTGAAAATCCTAGTAATGCAAAATTACATAAAGATCGTGTATTAGAACTTGAGTTATATAAAGCCAAAAATTCAAAAACACCCAAAGGCAGCATATCTAAAGTTTCTTTGCAACACATAGATAAAGAAGTTTTGGATAATATTAATAGACCAAGTATTACTTGGGAAGAAAATAAAGAACTTATAAAAACATTAAAAAAAGCAGGACAATATATAAAAGCAGAGGTTATAAATGGCTTACCAGGCGCCACCTTAGAAAAAAATATATATATGTTTAAAGAATTTTCTCTCGTTAATATAGACTTGGTATTACTTCATCCCTGGATAATACTTCCAAATTCACCAGCCTATGATATTAATTATCAAAAAAAACACAATTTATCTAAGATAAGATTTATTAAATTTAGTAATTCAAGTTATTCGTTTGGCGAGGAAATTCCATTAAATGGCATTGATAGCACATATAAAAGTATTATAAACAAAGATGTAGATTTAGATTTGATAGATGTAAATTTAATAATGGATACAAATTACATACAAGATTATTTTTTATCTAGGAACATATCGGCACTGTATAACCATTACCAATTGCAGAGGCAACAAAATAGCTATGACTTGGCACCATTTTCGTATTATCTAGATAAGCATTATTATTTTCTAAAGTTTATGGCAGACCAATTAGTAAAAAAGTTAAACTTTTTCAATGAAAAGTATGGATTTTTTATAGACGTCATTGAAATTAATAATAAATTATATAGTCATTCATTTGTTATTGAACAATATCTTTATCATTCTTTTTCCCAGGAAGGTATAGCAAATATTACTAATTCATTTGCTATTGAATAATATCATTATGATTCTTGACATATAGCACATCAGGTTGTATAATAGTACTATGAACTTAGTACAGTCAGTTATTATGAACAATTTGCCTGGAAGGGTAAAGAAAAGTTCTAGTGGCTGGAATTCATTTAATGCGCCTTGTTGCATACATAACGGAGAAACACAAGATAAGCGTGGCCGAGGCGGTATTATAATCAACGGTGAGGCGATCTCATATAATTGTTTCAACTGTGGGTATAAAACAGGCTGGCAACCCGGAAGACATTTAAGCAGAAAAATGCGGCAGTTAATGTCGTGGCTAAGTGTTCCGGAAGGTGATATTAAGCGCCTTGTATTAACAGCAATACAGTTAAAAGAAACTGCTATTGAACACGATCTTATTGAAGAAGAAACAGAGTTTAACTTTGAACTTAAAGATTTTCCAAAAGAAAGCAACCTGCTAAAAAGCGATAATACCCAAATTGTAAAGTATTTGGCAAACAGAGGGCTAAGTATTAATGACTACAATTTTTATTGGACGCCAATAACAGAAACAAAGTTTGACAGGCGTGTAATAATACCATTCTTTTGGAAAGGAGAAATTGTAGGATACACCGCACGTTTAACTGTGCGTGGTAATCCAAAATATTTTACTAGCACACCACAGGGGTTTGTGTTTAATATGGATGGGCAAACAGAAGATCGCAAGTTTGTTATTGTGACAGAAGGCCCATTTGATGCTATTGCTGTAGAAGGCGTTGCTATACTAGGCAGTGATATAAGTGATGCACAGGTTGATTTGATTGAGAGTTTAAACAGGCAAGTTATAATGGTACCTGATAACGATAGTGCCGGAAACAAACTTATACAGCAAGCACTAAAATATAACTGGGACGTAAGTTTTCCAACGTGGCACGACACTTGTAAGGATATAAACGAAGCAATAGTCCAATATGGTAGAATATTTACACTAAAAAATATAATAGATAATGTTGAGACATCGAGTCTCAAGATAAACTTAATGGCAAAGAAAAGACTAAATGAACAAAGAGTATAACGTAGATCTACAAAAACTGTATCTTGAAATGCTTGTGGCAAATCCGGAAGCATACGTAAGAGTACAGAACATTTTTAATCCGCAAAACTTTGATAGAAGTTTGCGTCCAGTAGCAAAGTTTATAAAAGAATATGTGAATGAATATAAATCTTTGCCCGAAATAAAACAAATAAACAGTAAAACAGGTTCTAAATTAAATATTATAGAAGAAGTAGCAGAAGACCACACTAATTGGTTAATGGATGAGTTTGAAACTTTTAGTAGGCATAAAGAACTTGAGAGAGCAATTTTAGATAGTGCTGATCTATTAGAAAAGGGTGACTACAACCTAGTTGAGTCTAAAATTAAGAAAGCAGTACAGATTGGTCTTACAAAAGATATGGGTACAGACTATTGGGACAATCCAAGAGAAAGACTACTATCGCTAAAATCTAATAACGGACAGTTGAGCACAGGTTGGCCAACGTTTGACAAGAAACTGTTTGGTGGCTTTAACAAGGGCGAGTTAAATATTTTTGCAGGTGGCAGTGGTAGTGGTAAAAGTTTGTTTATGCAAAACGTAGCAGTTAACTGGGTATTGGCCGGATTAAATGTTTTATATTTTACATTGGAATTAAGCGAAGAACTTACAGCAATGCGTATTGACAGTATGATATCTAACATTGCAACAAAAGAAATTTTTAAAGATCTTGATACAGTTGAAATGAAAATTAAGTTAGTATCTAAGAAGGCGGGTAAATTACAAATTAAGTATATGCCAGCACAAAGTAACATTAATGATTTTCGCAGTTATGTAAAAGAATTAAGTGTGCAAAAGGGTATAAAGCCAGATGCGATTTTGATTGATTACTTAGATCTGTGTATGCCGGTAAGTGCTAAAGTAGCACCAAGTGATTTGTTTGTTAAAGACAAGTATGTAGCAGAAGAACTAAGAAACTTTGCTAAAGAACTAGACACTGTATTAGTTACAGCATCGCAGTTAAACAGAGGTGCTGTGGATGAAATTGAGTTTGATCATTCACATATTGCAGGCGGTATTAGTAAAGTTAATACAGCAGACAATGTTATTGGTATTTTTACAAGTAGAGCAATGCGTGAGCGTGGAAGATATCAAATACAGTTTATGAAAACTAGAAGTAGTAGTGGTGTTGGCCAAAAACTTGATCTAGAATTTGATTTGGAAAGTTTACGTATTAGAGATCTGGGAGAAGATGCACAGTCATATCAAAATGATGAAAGCACAGAATATACACCAGCAGGATCCCAAACAGACATATTCAACAAAATTAACAGAAGTGCAACAGTCAGTAGTGCAGGTGATGCTCCCAAAGTTACAGCAGAAGCAAGTGGTAGTAAAATTCGTTCTCTACTCAGCAACATGCGAAACAACGAGGAATTATAAATAGTATAAACAACCTAACAGGAATTTATACTATGCGGTGGCATGATTATTTACAAGCAGATTTTCTTGGCCCGAGAGAATGGGTATTAACTGAGTCTCTTACATTTGAGATTGAAAAAAGTAGAGTTGCTGATATTGTTAATTCAATGTCAGTTTGGAAACTTACAGATGTAAAAATTAGAGAAACTGATGATCATATTATGATCACAGCTCCAGTTGGATATAAAACAGATTTAGCATCAATATCCAGAGCAATGTGGAGTATTATTTCTCCGTGGGATGTTGCCCGTGGTGCAGTTATACATGATGCTCTTTACGGTGCTATTAGAAAACACAAAGACCAAGGCGCTTTAGACAAAACAAGTATCAAAAGCCTTCGAAAACAAGCAGACAATATATTCAAATTGGGAATGGAATCAGCAGAACCTAAAATTCCAAGTTGGAAAGTTGTTTCTTGTTACTACTCTGTTAGAGGATTTGGTTGGACATCTATTAATAAGAAAGCAAAATTTAACAATTAATAGTGGAAATTTAACTAAATATATACAGAGTGTATATTAATATGAAACGTAAAACTAGAACTATACTTGAAGAATTGAATTCTCTATATAGCGAGAAAAATAAGAGTGCGATTATTGAAAGTCGCGCTATACATATCATTGACAGTGCAGTAAATCTTATTAATAATATTTATGAAAACTATGACCATGCTACTGCTTCTGAACTAGAAAGACGACTTCTTAATAGTATACGCGGACAAGATAATAAAAAATTTGTGCGTAGTATTCGCAAGGCGGGCGACAGTGAAACTGAGTGAAATATCGCCGTACGTAGACTCAAAAGTTTTAACTAGGCGGCCGCCCCCACGTTATAAAAGATTCCCACCAGGTAAAACAAGTGGTATTGTAGATCAAATGTCCGGCGAATTAGAAAACGTTGTAGATGATTGGATTAAAATAGATTGGGACGATGTTGATGAAGCAACTAAAAAACGTTTTAGTGATGCTATAACAGAATTATTGGATATTGTTAATAATGAAGATATCTGATCTACACGAAGAACGACCAGCAAGAGCAAAACGTCGCAAGGACCGTGCACCACGCAAAGACCGCGAAGGAAATCTTATTAACGAATCTAAATGGCTTTTTGAAAAAGAAGACCGCACACATATGACACACCTTGAAGACTTGGTATTTACGCAAGGATACAAAGGCGCTAAACAAGCATTAAACTATTTGGCCAACGTTGCTGGTATGCTTTCCGGACACGGAGGCAAACGTACCAAAATAACAACTAAGTGGGATGGTGCTCCTGCTATTGTTGCTGGCACTGATCCAAAGGACGGTAAGTTTTTTGTAGCAACAAAGCACGGCTTTTTTAATAAAAATCCTAAATTAAACAAAACACCTAAAGATATTGACAAGAACCATTCTGATGCTGGTTTAGAAAAAGGTAAGACAAGAGCAGGCCTGCGTAATAAGTTTAAGATGGCTTTAAAAGAATTGCCAAAATTAAACTTTGATGGCATACTGCATGGCGACTTTATGTTTGCTAAAGGTGATTTAAAAACAGTAACTATTGAAGGGGAAAAATATATTGCTTTTAGACCACAAGAAATTACATATGCTGTCCCTGTCGGCAGTGAATTAGCACAGCAATTACTGGCCGCAGACTTTGGTATAGTATGGCATACGCAATATACTGGCGGGCCTGAGATTAGTGACATGCAAACACAATATGGTGTAATAGCACCAGAAGGTAACAAAAAAGTTTGGATGGATGATGCTACGTATAAAGATTTAACAGGCGTTGCTACATTAACTGCAAGAGAAACAGATTCTGTAAGGCGCGGTGTTGAGAAGATGAGTGATATTTTATCTAAAACAAATGCCTCAAAATTCAACACAATGTTGAAAAATGAAGAGTTTATGAAATATATTCCCATCTTTATTAACGAAAAGATTCGCCAAGGAGAAGGACAAGTATCCAATGCTACAAATTTCTTGCAAGACTTTATTAACTATTATGATGATCGTATGCAAGCCGAAATTGATAAACTAAAAACTGGTATTGAAGGGCCTGCAGGACAGGCGCGTGTACAAAAAATAGAAGCAAACAAACAGTTTATCGAAGATAACAGTAATACATTATTAGCAATACTTGGCATATATAAACAAATCGTACAGATTAAAATGATCTTAGTAAACAAATTAAACAAAGTAGAAGGTATTGGAACATTTTATAAAACAGATGGCGGCTACGAGGTAGCAGACCCCGAGGGTTTTGTAGCAATTGATAGAATAGGTAATGCCGTAAAATTAGTAGATAGAATGGAGTTTTCAAGAAGAAACTTTTTAAGTCAAAAGGAGTGGGGTTGATGGGTTTTATTAAAGATTTAACAGAAGCACGAGCACTACGCACCCAGCGTGGTTTGAATCTTAGTGCTGAACAAGTGGCAGAAAGTATTTACTTGACGGTATTATCATTGCAGGCAATGCGATTTGATCCCAGCACAGCCGCGCAGGCATCAGAATATGCTAGAAAAACTTTGCAATATCAAGATTTCAGTAATATTAGATCAACAGCAACAGATTTACACAACTGGGTAGCTGTTTTTAGTAATCCAGAAAGATACGCAAATCAAATTGGCCCAGTTGGTAGGGCAAGTATGCCTTTATTACAATTTAAAAGGTATCTCAGAGATGTGGCACAAGGTAAGGCTAATCCGAACTTCGACAAACAATTTTTAATGAGTTTAGAGCGTAATTTAGGTATTAGAAATGGGCAGTATAGTGCTGTAAGAAGATTGTTAAGTGATTGGAATAGATTATATGGTACTGAGCGCAAGCAAGGTACTACTAGATTGTTACAGGCATTGAGGGCCAAAACACCTAAAAGTGATTTACGCGGCCCATATGAAGGATTTATGCGTAAGGGTGGATATGAAGATAAAAGTGCTAAAGATCCAGAAAAAACAGGCATTAGTACACCAGCAAAAATTGCACTAGCGACAGCCGGTGGTTATGTGGTAGGCAAAGGAATAGGAAAGTGGCTAGCCAATAAATAATATGCAATGAAATAGCGTAGTTTATTTTTTCTAATTAGATATAAATAATATTAACGGTATAGAGAAATCTATACATTACAAGATATAGGAGATTAGAAAAATGGCAGGTTATACAAATCCAGCTTATTCAACAGCACAAGATAATTCAGAGTACGCAGGTGTTCGTGACATTACATGGGTATGTTCAACAGGTGGCGACTTTACAACAGATACAGATGCACAACTAGCACTAGAAGCAATTGCACAGCACGGTACAGTTGAGTTCGTAGGCACAGTTACAGCCGCTGGCTTCGTAGTAGGTCTTTCAGGCGCACACGCTCACATTGCAGCCGGTTCAGGCGCAGTATGGACAGCACTAGAAGCACGTCTAGACGCAATTGCCGCACAAACACTAAGTGTCAAAACAATCACAGGTGTTAGCTTAGCTTAATTATTAGCGTAAAATCACAGTTTTTAGCATTGCTAGAAACAAATGATTCCAAGAAAAGCGGGATAGAAATATCCCGCTTTTTTATTTTGTATTTTTGTATATAAATAAAGATAACAACGCTAGATTAGGAGATTTAAAATGGCTTCAGTAACAAGAACAGTACCTGCATCATTTGGTCTTAGCACCAATTTTCTAGGTAAAACATTAGCACACTTAGATATTGATTTTGGCGCAGATGTTTCAGGAAAGCTAGGCCCAACATCAGCAGTAGCAGCCGCCATGGATGCAATTCAAGGCGCAGGCTTTAACATTGTAATTATTGGCGCACTACATAGTGCAGACAACAATATTTCAGTTTGTGTCGAGGGTGAATACGGTACAGACACATATGATGGCTCAGCCAGTGAAACATTGGCCGCTCACTTAGAAGATGTTTTAATTGCTTTGGGTACAGTTGATTCTGTAAACTTTGCATCAGCAACAGTAACAGCAAAAACATACGTTCTATAATTTAATATATTATATAATAAAACAGCGGAATGGTAACATTCCGCTTTTTATTTGGCTAAATAATCTATACTAAATATAATAGTAGCATATTATAGGTATACAAATGGCAAGAGAAAAAGGATTAGCCGCCGGCGGCAGATTTGGTTCAGGTGTTGGTGAGTTTTTGACAATACATACTTTAATTGATATATCACAAACTGGCCTTGTAGCACAATACAGACCTGACGCCCCTGCTTTTGTAGATGACATTAATCAATTGGTTAATAATGAAAAGTCTTGGAATAAAAGTAGAGGACAACAAAGTAATTTAGAAACTTTAATTCAAACTATTAGTTTACGCGGCAATCCTATGTATATCGAAAAACCCCAAAAATATTCAGTAGACGACATCAAAGCTTTAAATTTTGGATCTTCATTTAAAGGAAAACATGTTTTTTGGACTACTTCCTTTACTGTTGAACAACCTGGATTATATCTAGAGCGAGGCGAAGAAGCCATACCTGCATCTGGATTAATGAAAGATCTAACAAACGTTCCAGTTATTTTAAATTTAACAGAAACTGCTAAAATAAAAACCCCCGTTTGGAATGCTTTAAACCCTAAAATTAAAAACATTTATATTACTTCCTCCGATAAACTATTAGTTAATTTCTAGAAATTTTTGAGTAAATACAGTACTAGGCAAAGACTTAGGCTCATTTTAGGCGAAATGAAGAGGCATATAAAAGGCACATATAATACAGGGCGGGCGGTAGGCATTATTACACATTTTAGGAGTTGTTATGCCATCAGAAATTGAAAGGCAGAGCCTTGAGGCACACGTTGAGATTTGCTCAGAGAGATACGGGTACCTGGAGGAGAATATGGAACGAATCGAAAGTCGTTTGACTGTCATTGAACAGCAACTCGATGAGATTAGGCATAACTTGCTAGTCCAAGAAAAAAACAAATACAAATCTATGTGGGTCCTTAGTGGCTCCATTATCACCGCACTATTTTCAGCATTGATCTATCTATTAACCATTCAATAATAAGTATCGTATATGAATTACGAAGAATATCGTAGCACTTCAAAGTGGACGAAGGGATTTTGGGATCCTGAATTATCAGCTTTATCTAAACCGCCGTTATTTCCAGAAGGTGAAGACTTTTCAGGTCCAAATAATATATACGGTTATGAGATTTATAATAATTATATATTAAATCCTTCACGAACTTATGAGTTTGATTTTTTTGAGTACGATAAAAAAATAATAAATCCGTATTGGAAAGGCAAAACAGTCAAGTATACCTTAAATGCACACGGATATCGCGGTCCTAGCTTTAATTCAGATGCAAAATTAAAAATAGTAACCATTGGATGCAGTCACGCATTTGGTTTAGGAATAGACGATAGTAGCACTTGGGCAGAACAACTCAAAAAATTAATATCTGCTCAATTTAATACCAATGACGTTGAAGTTTTTAACCTTGGTACACCTGGTGCTAGTTCAGATTTAAATACAGTACAATTATATCAATTAATTGATATTATAAAACCAAATATTGTGCTGTGGGTACCTCCGGCCTGGAGAAGGTATGATATAGGAATCAATTCGTTACTATCAATAAATTCTGAATTTATTGATTTATTTGAAAATGTAATTGAACACGGCACATACACATTGGTGCCGGGTGAAGAATTTTTAGCAATTTACAACAGGGCTGTTATAGATTACGCAAACACCGGTAGTCTTGATATACAAACACGATATCAAAACTTTTGTAAGAATTTTTCGATAGTTCGTGATTTGTGTGAATATAACAATATAATATTTTATTCCTTTGCTAATTTTCAACAGTTTAATGGGTTATTTACTGAATTATGCAAGGCGTATACCTGTTCGTCTGGTATACGGAATTTAATGTATTACCTTAAATTTATTAATACACGAGAATATGTTTTAGACAAAGACAACAGATCGTTTATAAATGTCATTGCCCAAGAAGAGGCTATGATGGATTACTTAGTAATTAAAACACAAAAAAATGTTATTGGGTATGATTCTAGAAATTTAAAAAAAGCAATGGTGAAAATATATAAAGGTATAACTAGCGGATTATACGACGATTATTTTGAAGGCGTTGACTCTAACTGCAAACTTCCAAATATGCATCTTAAACTTCTTGCAAGAGACAGCGCCCATAATGGTGATTTTTTTAGTTTTGTTCTTGCTAACGTATCTTACAGTGTAATTGAAAAAGACGTAGCAAAATTACTAAATACATTATAATGTATTTAGAAGAACTCTTTGGCATAAACGAAACAAAAATGGCATGGCAACGCCAAGGAAATAAATTAGTTCGAAAGTATCGTTGCACCGGCGGCAGAAGAAAAGGACGCATTGTGTCCAAACCTGCCCAATGTTTTGCGGCTCCAGATATCAAAAAGCGTTTTAAATTACGTATGACTAAAGCAAAGTTAGGAGCAAGAATTGCGAGAAAATCTGCTAGAACAAAAAGAACTAATCCGGCAAGCATTATGAAACAACGGTTAAATAAGGCCTCCAAATGAAGCTAGAAGAATTATTTACAGAAGCAGTATATCAAATTTCTGGACCTGTTCGAGGCACAACCTTGCCGCTGGCTTCTAATGCGGGTGATAGTACAGAGACTAGTATAGATCTTAGAGATAAACGTATTGATCTAGATAATCCCAATGGCCCCACTTTAATGAAGAAAAAGTCGGAAGCGGAACAAAAACAAATAGTGCGCGGTATGGTGCCGGGCCAACAGTTTACGGTAATACCAAAATTAACAGACGTGGCAGAGCTTTGGTTTGTAGTATCTAAAAGTCCTTCTCGCGTAGTCGCGACACAAGATCCTAGTGCGGACAATCCCAGTACCAAGGAGTTTCTCATAGCAAATTATTATATTGATGACGTCAACCAAGATGGCACGCCCAAGATTAGTTTTGCACAAGAAAGAGGAATCGGAGAAAAGTCTAGAGAAATTAATAAATTAGATAGACGTGATATTTCATTAAATGTAGAAAGTGTTAGTCTGACCAATAAATAAGAAAAAATAATGTTAATAAACGAATTACTTACAGAAGATTTACGTATTCTAGAAAATTTACGTAAATGGTATGACGAGCAGTATAGTAAAGGTAAAGCAGAACTCGTTACAAAACAAAACGCCACACCCAATCATAAATCAATTAATGAAAGACTTATTCCTTATAGTTTACATGGGCGGATCATGCGGTGATCTTATTACTATGCTATATGATTCATGCAATGGCAAAATTAATAAGAATAGAATCAGGTCTGATATCAGGTCTGATTCTAATAGAATCAGGTCTGATTCTAATAGAATCAGGTTATCAAAAGATCGTAGTAGACTTAAAAAACCCCATTTATTTAAAAATAATAGTGAGAAAGATCATTACCTAATAGAAATTGCAAAATATTATGGTAGTATTCCAAGTCATGATTTGGCCTACCATATTGAACGAAAACACGACTTCATAGGTATTACTGTCGATGACTTTGACATAGCAATGTGGGCCGCAGAGCGATTTAAACAGTTACATCGCCCCCACACGTGGGAAGAAATGACCCAAGTATGTGACGCTACAACTATAAAACAATATGCAGAAATGTATATACATTTCTCTCACCTAATTAAACAGCACACTGATAATATTATTAAACTAGAAGATATAGTTAATGGAAAGTTGTTAGATGTTATTGAGATAGAAAGTTATTATCGGAGTATATATACTGCTTGGTTAGCTAACAATAACCTATAAATACAGTATGAAAATTGCAGAATTAACTGAAGCAGTAGGCATTATTACAAAACAAAATGCCACAAAAGACGCTCCAATTGGAAGCGAATATGCTAATGTTAAAAAGTTAGGACTTGGTAGCGGAAAGCCAAAATTACTTACAAACGAAAGCTTTGTTGACGGTAAGCAGTTTCGCGTAACCAAACAAAAAAATGGTTTTACTGTAGATTTATACGTAGACGGTAAACACGCAGGACAATATACACATACACGCAACGAAGATAATGTGCGTAACTTTGCAGAAATATTCCCAGAGTTTCGTAATAAAGGACACGGCGGCATGCTATTGTTAAAAGCAATAGCCACAGCAGACGAATTAGGTATGGACTTTGAAGAAGATTCACACAGTCTTACACCTGCTATGAGCAGATTATATGATGAACTAGATGGCTCAGGTTTAATTTATGGTGGCGATGGTGCTTGGGCAATTAGTCCAACTGGTGAAGATGCTCTAGACGAATACCTAAGCGAGAACTTTAACATGAAAGGCGGTAAGAAATGAAAATAGCAGAACTGTTTGAAACATTTGACCAACCTTATCCTCTATCATGGACAGGTGAAACGGATGGCTTCCAGGGCCCGGGCCCCCATGGCGGCATGCGAGCATTTGCCAACTTACCTGACGACACACCACTGCTTATTATGTTCAATCATGAAGGGAACGGGGAATATCAAGTAGAGTTTCATAGAAATCATAGTCAAGATGTATCAGGTGAAGGCGATGCTTATAAAATATTTGCTACAGTTTTACACGCTATAAAAAAGTTTATTAAAGAACGTAGTCCCGAAATGATATTTTTTTCCGGTGAAAAAGGAGATATAGGCGACAACCCAAGCAGAACAAACCTTTATTCTAGAATGGTACAAAAGTTTGCTAGACAGTTAGGCTATAACGCATACGTTGAAGACCAAGGCGACATGGTGCAGTATGAGTTGAACAAAATAAATTAGGAAAAAGAAATGAGATTTGCACAAATACAGAATCCAAATGTAAGTTTAGTTTACGTTAATTTACAAGAGAGTGATTATCTGTTAAAATACACTGATAAGAGAGTATTTAAAAGAGATCTAAATGAGCATGAGCAGTGGATTGCTGATGGCTTAGTTAAGAAGGATATTCTTAAACGTGTAAAAGTTGAAGGTAAGATAGCGTATATACGCAACTTTAAACTAGATGAGTCTCAAATAAAAGTGTCATTATATAAAGATATATTGAACGAAGATCTCAAAAAAACTGCGGCCAGTGTTGCGGCCGCTGGAGCATTGGCGGCAAGTGGCATACATTCAATTGATCAAAATACACCACAGCCTGATCTACAAACAAAAACACAAATAACACAAACAATCGAACAAGATCCATATGACAAAGAATTTGGTGATGTAAATGCTCTTAAGAGTATGATTAAGCATCACGAAGGCAAACGCTTAAAAGTTTATAAAGACACAGTTGGCAAGGACACAATTGGTTATGGACACTTAGTTAAGCCTGGCGAAGACTTTTCCAAAGGCATTACAGACCAACAAGCAGACGAAATGTTTGACAAAGACTTTGAGCATCATGTAAAGGGTGCAAGAACAACACCTGGTTATAATTTAGCGGACCAAAGACGCAAACAAGCGATGGTTGATTTGGCTTATAATATGGGTCCAAATTGGCACAAGACATGGCCAAAATTTTCCGCGGCGGCCGAAAAAGGTGATTGGAAAACTGCCGCAAAAGAACTACAAAATAGTAAGTGGTACAATCAAGTTGGTAATCGTGGTAAAACAATTGTTAACATGATTGCTGACCAATAATATTTTTTAAACAACCGTATACGGTTAAATATTAGTATGAACCAATCTAAGAAAAAAATCGATGCGACTTTTTCGGACATGTATGACGACATGATGGAGAAGTTAGAAAAGCATGGAAGATTACATTATTTAAAAATTAAAAAACTTAATAAAGGCATAAAAGTAGGCGATATTCGAATTAGAAAAACACAAAATGGATATGTTCTTAAGAAAGGATATAACAAAGGTTATTCAATTATCGAGAAAAATATATACACAAAAAAGGCTGCTATTATGCTGGCTGTTTTTCATAATAATGGTGATCAAGTAAAATATAAGCAAGTACTCGAGAGCGATATAAAATATGGCAATGCAGTTGAAAAATTATTAATATCCAAAGAAAAAATTAAGTATTATGCTGAAGAAAGCGATTGGTTTAAAGTAGATTTTATAGAATCTAGAGTTAAAACCTACGTTTGGAATGCCCAAGAGGCAAAAGACAACTTAACGCAACTATATTATAATTGCGTTTTTTAATAAATACGAATAACTTATTTTATATTACAGATTTGGAAACATATTATGAATTTAACAGATTTAAATACAACACAAACAGCAGGAGAATTAAGCAATAGTGTCCAAAATGCCTTTGGTGTAAAGGTAGACATTACTAAATTGGACCTAGATCATACACAAAAATTACTCCTAACAGTAAATGAAGAGATTAAAAAGCAACGCTTATCAGAAGATAGGCACAATTTGCATAACTCAAAATCATATCTAGCAAAGATCTTTATTAAAGAAAATTTAGAAAAGCATATTGAAGAGTTGTTAGAATTTAGTCCTGAAAATGAAAAGGCCGCAGATGCAGAAAAAATTCCAAACCAAGGCAGTACTGCCGATGCTGGATTTGGTGCAGGACCAGGCAAAAAGAAAGCAAGACCAGGCAAAAAGAAAGCAAAAGTAAAAGAAGCGGCAGGTAAGATGAAGAAAAAGAAACCTTGTCCGGAAGATGTAAATGAAGAAGAAATTTCAGAAAAGAAAGAGAAAGACGACAGATATACATTTGATCCTAAAGGTATGCAAGCACTTCGTATTCTAGTTGGCGGTCAAAACATGGTGCGAGCGAAAACTGCTATTGAAATGGCTATGAATGGCAAGTCTGTTCCTGCTATATATGTTAAAACATTCCTTCCTCTAATTAATATTTTAGATGACATTATGCGATCAGGCATGGCCAATGTGCAACTACTAAAAAATATTGATAAAAGAGCAAAGAAACAACTTGGCTTAGAATCAACAGAGGTAGAGATTTCAGAAAGATTACGCGCATTGTACGAAAGTCAAGAAGACCAAGCAGAACTACTACTAGCATCTAAAGATGTTGTAGATAGAGTACAAAAAGCAGTTGATGATTTAAGCAAACTACGCAACGAAGATTTACCACCATTGTTAGATGCAATGCGTGATGAATTAGGCTCCGAGATGAGCGAAGCATATGCTAACATTGCCCTTCCTACATTAGACAATTTGGTTGATACAAATGGACAAGGACGTGAAACATTAGCACAAGCAAGCAGAATCATTACAGGTGAAGAACAACCTGTAGAGCAAATGGGTGCTGATGTTGAAGAAATTCCAGGTGAAGAAATTCCAGGTGAAGAAGAGTTTTCAACTGCTGATGTAGCGGCTGGCGCAGAAGAGCCAGAAGGAAGAGAAGAGCGCGAGTAATATGCGATTTGCTGAAATTTTAAATTTGACGGAGCAAGGACCTGTAGACGACGACATGGTCGAAGCGTTGATTACCGTATTAAATCACGAACTTAAAAGTGCAGATAATTCAGCAGAAATAGGTGATAATGAAATAAGTTTTGTAGAATTAGTTCATACTATGAGAAACTTAGGGCATGTTATAGATTTTGATGGTTTTAAACAAATTTATGATATGGACCCCGGAGTCCAAAATTTAATTAAAAACTTCGATAAAGATTTCATTACATTAAACACAGAAGAAGAATTAGAAGTAGATGTTTCGGATGAAGCAAATATTGATGAGCCAAGTCAAAACAAAGTTGACAGTATGGCTAAAAGAGCATTGAAGAAGAGAACATAAATTATGGCATATTTTCCAACGGCATCCCACGCAAGAGATCGCGGACAAGATAATCAGTTAATTGCTCAAGAAATATTAATACTAGAATTACGTGTATTAGCCGCTGTTGCTAGTAACGCTTTGTCAACAACGGCAACTGATACAACCACAGTTACTATTAATGGCACAGTAGTTACAGGTAGCCCAATGACAAATGATGACGCAACAGGTGAAGCGTTTTATAGTGTATGGAAAGGTAATACAGAAAGCACACTACGATCTGAACAAATGTCAGAAGTAATGAGTCATTTTACCAATAAAAAGTACACAATTGTTAGAAAGAAAAACACCACAACAAATGATACATTTTATTGGGAAATTTCTTGGTAATGAGACTTTTCGAATTTGCTAATAGTAAAGATGCTTTAACACTGTTTAGAACTGTGCAAAACGCAATGGGTGTTAAAACATTTAAAGAATGGCATGGACTTGATGAAGGAGAAGAAAGAGAGTATCGCCTGGGAGCTGGAGCTACTAAAAAGAAAATATTTCAATTGATTTGGACTAATCCCAAAGGTAAGAAACAAAAAAATTGGGTAAAACAATTAAGTAAAAACAGTTTTCAACAATTAAAAAAAGATGGTATGCCTAAAGAAACATCAACAAAAACTACAGACAAATATGAAATAATTATACCAGACCCAGGGTTTAAATTAAAGCCTGCGGTAATGAATAACAAATATGCTGAATTGGAACTTGATGAAGGTAAACTAATGACAGCAATAAAAAATAAGGCATATAAGTTGGCGGCAAAGTATTATATACAATATAAAAAACGAGGAGATAATTCTGGAGTAGCTTTACATAAGGCAGCTAGCACTGTTAAAGGTGTTAATGATAAAGATTTACAGTTGTATCTTACAAAACTAAAACTATTATAAATATTATTATGACTGACGATAATAATACTGATGATACTGATGAAGTCTCAACCGGAGCGTATGGAACTCCTACAACTATACGGTATACATATGATCCGGCTGTAGGTACTACTGGAGATAATACTGAAACACCGCCTGCGACTACGTTACGCAGTAGAACAATATTAGGCGATGCATCTGTAAAGCAAGAAGTACAGTTCATTAATCAAGTTCTTAAAACATCGTCAGAAGCAGGAAATGTTAGGGCAGTAGTAGATACTGGCCCAGTGATGGCTGGCAAGTATACATATGGCCATTGGTTTTTACTTGAAGAAATATTTCAATATGGCGCGGCATGGACAGGTGATCCTTTCACTTCCATTATGGAGATTCCTGATGCCCAAGATATGACAATGCCAGAACTTATGGCCGCTATAAAAGAAAAAGAACCACAGATTTTCCAAAGACACAAACAAATTAATGCTGTTCTTACTCATTTTCGAAAACTAGGATACCAAATACATCCTGGAAATTGGTTTGATGCAAGAGTAACTGAACCTATTAAATGGGTAATTAATTGGAATAATACGATATTAGATCATATCTCAATAATAGATGATACACTAGTTATAGGCAAACCTGACCAAATGGGGCCAGTGGGGCCTAAAGAAAGGTCAGGCGAAGCTTTAACACAAAGTACTAGTGGAGTCCTTGCGCCAGTCGAAGGATTAACTGAGCCAATACACCCACAAACAAAGATAAACTTTTTTGGCTTAGGTGATAAAGGAAATGGACAAGTAGTAATGAGACCTGCCGGCCAAGCAATGGGAATAGAGAATTACCTGTATGAAGATTTAAATACAGATATAAGCGGCGGATCATACGACTTTGCAGATCCAGGCGATACGAATGGTGCCCTTAACGCAGTAATGGGTTTAATCAATACTATGGCAGGAAACATTGATAATTCAATGGGACAATTATCAGGAATTGGTTTATTCCGTACGGAAGTAGATAATGATTTCGCAAGAGTGCCTGGCATTATAAACAGTGGAGATGGCACAGTCCAAGATGTATCTAACGTAACAACATTTAGTCCAACAGGAAAACTGTTAACTGGTGGCTCGTTGATAGACGAGATCCCCGTCGGAGGCACTGTCACTATTAATGGTGTACCGGTCGCCGCAAATCCATGGGTATTTGTTAATTTAAGTGGCCATTGGTATGCAGCCACGTGGGAATGGATGCGCCCGGGACAAGTAACTAAATCACGAAAAGCCGTAAATGGTGACCATATAAAACAGCCGCCATTGGCGTCTTGGTCTCCAAGCACAGGAGAAACACTCTATTTTATGGTATCTGGTTTAGCGCGGGGAAGCGAAAGAAATGTTAACGAAAGATCTAACTTAATTAAAGTTACTTGGCCTGCACCGGGCGGATCGACAACATCATCACAATCAAGTGGTATGGTCGGTGCATCTTGGTTACATCACAATGTATCTAGTTGGCCAGTCACTAGTAAGTTATCGTCAGTGACAGTTACTGCCGGTAATATTACTTTGAATCATGATAAAGCAAGTGCTTGGGCTTCAGTCGGCGACAAGGACGGCGGCAACGGCGGATCTATTACAACTTTTATAGGGATTCATTCATTCAGTGCTTTGGGAGCTGGAGCAGTTTGGAAACCAAAATCTGAAAAAGATAATAAGCTTGTTGTAGTGTTGCCTTCCAAATATGCCAAAACAACTGTTATTGTGGGCGGAGATACTGGTGTATTTACAGGATTTAACAATGGCAATCGTGGACACTACCGTTTTCCAAAACCAGGTGATGGGTATGAGCCAGCAGTAAGTGTCACAGTTGGTAATACTTCTTTTACGGTGAATAATCCAGCCAGACGTATAGGTTAATGCGGAATAAATCTTGACATCTAAATTTAAATCAATTATAATATATACATGATATTACTGGAAAAATACGATTACAACGAATTAAAACGTGTTACGACTATAGATAGAAAACGCAAGTATCAATTACCTGATGGATCAGCAGTTCCTAGCGTTACAACTATATTAGACGCGACTAAATCCCAACAAGAAAGAGAAGCATTAGCAAACTGGAAAAAGCGTGTTGGCGAAACGCAAGCACAGCAAATTAGTACAGAAGCCGCAAATGTCGGCACACTAATGCATAAAAATTTAGAATTATATATTGAGAGCCATGAACGCAAAGTTGGCAGTAATGTCATACACCAAAAAGCATACAACATGTCAAATGTTATTATTGCCGAAGGACTTAGGAAAGTTAGCGAAATATATGGTACAGAAGTCTCGCTATACTATGAAGGATTATACGCAGGCACAACAGATTGTGTAGGACTTTGGAAAGGTAACTTAGCAATACTTGACTTTAAGCAAACTAATAAACCTAAGAAAAAAGAATGGATTAGCAACTATTTTTGCCAGTTAGCCGCATACGCACAAGCACACAATGAAATGTTTGGTACAGACATTAAAACCGGGGTTGTGTTAATGTGCTCTAAAGACTTAAATTATCAAGAGTTTGTTATCGAAGGCAAGGAGTTTGAGAACGCAGCTAACGAATGGAACAGACGCGTTGCTCAATATTATAATTTGGATGTATAGATATAAAGATATTACTAGTGTACAAATTGAAATAACCGAAAAGTGTAACGCGGCATGCCCTGCCTGTAGTAGAGCATATTATGGATATGGAGAACTAGCAGGCACCTATCAAAAACACATGTCGCTAGATGAGTTTAAATTTTTATTAACATCAAAACTGGTATCCAACTTAGAACGTGTTATATTTTGTGGAAATGTTGGAGACGCCCAAGTAAATCCTAATCTACCTCAAATGGTAGATTATCTTTATTCCTGTAATAATGATATTATAATTGAAATTAATACCAACGGCGGAATGCATAGTACTGATTATTGGGCAAATTTTGCAAAGTATAAAAATATGAAAATATGGTTTGCAGTAGATGGCACAACGCAAGAAGTACATTCTTATTATAGACAAAACACAAATCTTAAAAAAGTTTTAGAAAACGCAAAAGCATTTATAGACGCAGGTGGAAATGCTATTTTACAGTTTATACTTTTTAAACATAATCAACATCAATTTGAAGATGTTAAAGAACTTGCCAAAGAATATAATTTTGCAAAAATAGAAATTATCAATACGGATAGGCCAGAAGATACTCCAGTATATACCAGTAAAGGAGAATATGTTGGTCAACTTCAAGGTGCGGAAGGCTTAGAAGATTATGACAGATACTTAACTGATCAAACAGAAAACATCAAAAATAATGAAGAACAAACAGATATAAAAATATCATATCCATATTTAGATGCAATGCTTTATGAAGTAAATGAAACATTGTCTGATCTTTTTAAAAAGGCTATCCAAAAACACGGAAAGGGTCCTGTATACAATATTGCAAAAAAATATAAGGCACATATGTTTGTTAGTGAAGATGATAACCAAATTGATCAAATTAATATAAAAGAATATACATCATTTTTAAAAATCGCACAAGAAAAATATGTTAGTCAAAATAAATCATGGGAAGAAGAAGCAGAAAAATTTATTTGGGTTAAAGATTCGCTATGGAAAGTGACCAATATTGAAGAATATGACAACGTTGATGTCAATAAAGTTCTGAGAGGTTTACCATCGAGTAAAAAGCACAGTAATAGAAAAATAAATTGCATGGCTGTAACAGAATCTAAAGTTTTTATTACAGCAGACGGCTTTGTTTATCCGTGTTGTATGATGGGTCATAATCACACAAGAATTGCAAATGAGTACACTTACGATCTGAGAGAATTGTTATTAACTTTTGGTTTTAAAAACGATGCTAACAATGCTCTAAAATATGGTGGTATAGAAGAAGTATTCAAAACAGGATTTTTTGACACAATAGCAAATACATGGACTCCAAATACAACAGAGAATAGGTTTCTACAGACTCTAAATGCCGACTACGGTGATTGTGGTAATTTAAATATGTGTGCCTCTGCTTGTAGCAACTGTGATTATAATGCCTAAAGTATAAATATACATATGGCAATTGTACAAATTTCTAGAATTCAACATCGTAGAGGGTTAGCAGAAAATCTTCCACAGTTATCACATGCTGAATTGGGTTGGGTAACCAACACAAGAGAATTATACATCGGTAATGGGCCGTTAAGTGCTGGTGCACCTGTAGTTGGCAATACAGCAATTCTAACAGAACACAGTGATTTAGCAGGTCTCATCAATTTTACTTATGAAGGCAATGCAAGCGCAACAGTAGATACCGGCGCAACGGCGGGAGCTCCTATTGTTAGAACATTGCAAGATAGACTTGATGACCACGTAAGTATAATGGACTTTGGTGCCAGTGGCAACGGCACAGTAGATGATACTGCGGCGATTGCAAGAGCAATATACCAACTGTTTGTTAGAGACACAACACAAAAGGCCCGCAGAAGTTTATATTTCCCTGCAGGTGTATATAAAGTCACTGCACCTATAGAAGTTCCTACTTGGGCGACATTATACGGTGATGGCTCTGGAAAAACAATTATACAATATGAAGAGACACAAACCAATGCAACAGCCACAGCGACTATCACTGCCGGCGCAGTAAGTTCATTAACTGTTGCCACACCAGGCGCTGGTTATGCTACTGCCCCTGTTGTAACAATTACAGGTGATGGTGCTGGTGCATCATTTACAGCAAATATAACAGACGGCGCAATTACATCATTTACACAAGTAAGTGGTGGTGCCGGCTATTCAACTGCCAGCGTGTCTATTACGTCAAGTAAAACGGCAGGGCATGATAGTTGCGTTATACGTACAGTTGACTCCAAAGGCCAAGCCGCTCCAAATATTGGTAATAATAGTGCAACCCAACCGCAAAATATTGTGATTAGAGGTATGACTATTAAAACTACTGATTCAACACATTTAATTCAAGACTGTATTCAAATTGATTCTACATTAAATTCTTATTTTGAAGATGTAGCATTTGTTGGCACATATAACAGTACTGATGGATTGAATAGTAGTGACAGACCGGCCGGTTTTAATATATCTGAAACACTCGCACTAAGAACAAGAAACTTAGTTTTTAATGCTTGTTCGTTCCAGGGTGTTCCACTTGGTGTTTATTCCAATGATGCTATCGAAGGATTATCATTCCATAACTGTAACTTTGATACAATGTATAAAGGTTTTTGGTTAGGTGAGACAACCGCATCAGGCACAGGCCCACACAGTATTAAAATTACAAGTTCTTTATTCCGTGATATTGATTATGAAGCAATTGATGTTGATCGCGCACAAGGAATTTATTCTATAGGCAATACATTTGTTGACGTGGCCAATAACGGCAACGCAGATGCTACTGCTAGTGCTGTTGCTGATGTTATTAATTTTAACTCCGTAAACGTTTCAGATTGCACAAGTATATCAGATAAATTTGGTAGAACAGATGGTGATGTTGGCACATATGACAGAGTGCAACTAAATCACGCTGACGGATATGTATTAATACCTGACACTAAGGAATTATTTGGTAGAAGAGAGCATACTATTAGTAATCAACTGTCATTACTAGACAATCAAACAGCCACGTCTACTGGTATTACTTTCCTTGAGTCGGAAGTTAAATATGTAAAAATGTATTATAGTATAACAAGAGGTACTGAATCACAAGTTGGCGAACTTAGCATAGCAATTAAATCAGGTGCTTCTACTGTAACAGATTCTATTACTCAAACTGGAGCAACTGGTGTTACATTTACAGTAACGCACAGTGCTGGTACAGCAACAATGCGATATACTACTACCAGTACTGGTTCGGCCGCAACACTTGTATATTATATAGAATATTTACATTCATAGCCTATAGTGTACCTAGAAACACGTTTAACTACCTACATAATTTTCTAACAGACCATTTAAATACATTTAATATCGTGATTACGATATATACATTATTAATACAAAAATTCGTGACATCTTAGCACTTTTGTTGTATAATGTTATAACAGAATAAAGGAATCAATAAATGGCGGCCCATCAATTACCCACTCTATATCAGCAGTATATTCACTTATCAAGATACTCTCGTTACAGATATGATGTTAAACGCAGAGAAACATGGGAAGAAACAGTTAGCAGATACTTCGACTTTTTCGAAGAACATTTAAAACAGCAATGTGAATACAAATTACCCACTGGACTTAAAACACAATTAAAAGATGCTGTTCTAAATTTAGACATAATGCCTTCAATGCGTTGTCTTATGACAGCAGGTGAAGCACTATCACGTGAAAACATCGCAGGATATAATTGTTCATTTGTTGCTATCGAAACACCAAGAGCATTTGATGAGATTTTATATATTTTAATGAATGGAACAGGCGTTGGGTTTAGTGTTGAAAGACAAATGGTTAACGAGATGCCTAGAGTTGCAGATGATTTTCATGATACTGAAACTACAATCGTGGTAAGTGACTCTAAACTTGGATGGGCAAAGGCACTTAAAGAACTTATCCATTTGCTATATGGTGGACAAATTCCTCAGTGGGATTTGTCAAGAGTTCGCCCAGCAGGCGCACCATTAAAAACATTTGGCGGTCGTGCTTCTGGCCCAGAGCCATTGGAAGATTTGTTTAGATTTTGTATAGATATATTTAAAAACGCCGCGGGCCGTAAACTAACATCACTTGAGTGTCACGACATTACATGTAAGATTGCTGAAATTGTTGTAGTTGGTGGCGTTCGCCGCTCAGCACTTATCTCATTATCCAACCTAAGTGATGACAGAATGAGACATGCTAAAGCAGGTCAATGGTGGGAAAACAATACTCAACGTGCGTTAGCAAACAATTCCGCTTGTTATACAGAAAGACCAGATGTAGGTATTTTTATGGAAGAGTGGAAAGCATTATATGATTCCAAATCAGGCGAGCGTGGTATCTTTAATAGAGAAGCCGCACAAAAGGTTGCCGCTTCAAGTGGACGTAGAGATCCAGAGCATAACTTTGGCACCAATCCTTGCAGTGAAATTATTTTAAGATCTGAAGAATTTTGTAATTTATCTGAAGTTGTTGTTCGTCCAGAAGACACACTCGAATCTTTAAAGAACAAAGTTATCAATGCTACAATTTTAGGCACATTCCAATCAACACTTACTAACTTTAAATACCTTAACAAGCGTTGGGAAAATAACTGCCAAGAAGAAAGACTATTAGGCGTTTCATTGACGGGCATTATGGATAATGCTTTTACGAATGGCAAGAAGAAAGGTATTGAGGAATTATTATCAGAACTTAAACAAGTAGCAGTTGCAACAAACAAAGAAATTGCTTCAAAGTTAGGTATTGCTCAATCAGCCGCTATTACTTGTGTAAAACCAAGTGGCACGGTTAGTCAACTAGTTGATAGTGCAAGTGGCATTCACGCAAGACACAATCCTTATTATATTAGAACTATTCGTGCTGATAAGAAGGATCCACTTGCTAAGATGATGAAGGAAGCAGGGTTTCCTTGTGAAGATGATGTGACAAAACCAAACCATACTTATGTTTTCTCATTCCCAGTTAAAGGTCCTAAAAACGGTGTATACCGTAAAGACATGACCGCTATTGAGCAACTAGAGTTATGGAAAGTATATCAAGAACACTGGTGCGAACACAAACCATCAGTAACCATTAGTGTAAAAGAAACAGAATGGATGGAAGTAGGTGCATGGGTATATAACAACTTTGATATGATGTCAGGAGTTTCATTCTTGCCATTTAACGATCATACTTACAGACAAGCACCATATCAAGATTGCTCAGAAGAAGAGTATAAAGAGTTATTAGCCAAAATGCCCAAAGATGTTGATTGGGGATTGCTAAGTGAATATGAAGAACAAGATATGACCACCAGTTCACAAGAACTAGCATGTGTGGCGGGTGGATGTGGAATCTAAAGGCGCCTTATTAATGAAAGAGTGTAACATCTGGAATAAATGGGATCCGCTTAAAAAAGTAATGCTTGGCACCGTGTGGGGGCCGGACTTCTTTGAAAATATCAAAGATGCAAAAGTTAGAAACCCTTTGCAAAGAATTGCAGAAGAAACACTCGAAGACTTATCAAATTATGAAAAAATTTTAAAAGATTTTGGATGCGAAGTTATTCGTCCTACATCTGATAAATCCGATAGAATTGAAAATTATATTAATGAAGTAGGTGAAGTAAAAATCCCTAGAAATGCATTACAACCAAGAGATAATCAAATAGTAATAGGAAATAAACTATGGACTAATTATGCTGATAATCTAAATATAACAAATGGACTCAAGTCAAACGGATATAAATTGCATAATATGTTTGATTTTCAAAATGAGTCGGATGATTATTTAAAAATAGAAAATTTTTCCATAGAAAAACACCCTCCTACAAGTGCAAATGTCTTTTTACTAGGAAAAGATGCTTATATAAATTATACATGCTGTATGCCCTGGGCAGGCTTAAAAAGAATGTTTGCAGATACTCGAATAAATGTATTAGATAATCCATATTCTCACAGTGATGGATGTTTTCATCCAATAAAGCCTGGTGCTATTATAAGCGTATTTGATTTTCAAGACTATAATGAAACCTTTCCAAATTGGGATGTATGTTATATAGAAAATGAATCTTGGGAAAAAATTCGAGATTTTTTTAATTGGAAACAGAAAACAAACGGTAAATGGTGGCATCCTGAAGCGGTTTCAAATCCAGAATTTGCAAATTATGTTAATACCTGGTTAGATGAATGGGTAGGGTATGTTGAGGAAAGTGTATTTGACGTTAACGTTTTAGTATTAGATGAGCGCCATGTGTGTGTTAGTAGTATGACAAATAAAAATCTATTAGATTTTTTAAAAAAGCATAAAATGGAACCCGTACATGTACCATGGAGACATTGTTATTTCTGGGATGGCGGCTTGCATTGCTTAACGTTAGATTTATATAGAGAAGGAGAGAAACAAGATTACTTTCCAAATAGAGAAGAACCAATAATTTTAAAGGAGTATTTAAATAAATGATTACTGTATATAGTAAAGATACGTGTGGTTTTTGTGTTAGTGCAAAGAAGTATTTAGAAGAAAACAATATTGAATATAAAGAAGTTAGTTTAGATACAAACGAAGAAGCAAAGCAATGGATCCTGGGCCAGGGTTTTAGAACTGTTCCTCAGATTTATAAAGACGATACATTAATTAAAGGCGGATTTCACGGATTAATTGCACACCCCATTGATGATCTTGTTGCATAATGTTTCGTTTATGTCTCGATGATACGTGCCGGCCAGTCGATCAATGCCAAGCCTGTGAACGCAACGCACTAATCATATGCTTTTTAATCAATGCACTTATGTTTGGATTAGAGTTATATTATGGTATATTGTCTCATTCAGTAAGTTTATTAAGTGATAGTGCTCATAATATAGGCGATGCACTTATATTAGGAAGTAGTATAGTTGTTATAGGATCAGCAGTAAAAACAAAAGCCAAACTAGCGTTAGTCAAATCAATAATAATGTTTGCGTTTGGTATTATGGCATTAGTATATGTCCTTAATAACATTATGACGGGATATGTTCCTGATCCACACCCTATAACTTATGTAGGTATTTTTGTATTAATAGGAAATATTATATCAGCAGTAATATTGTTATATTATAGAAACAAAGATATTAATCTTAAGAGTGCTTATATATGTTGTAGAAATGATGCATTATCAAGTGTTGGTATTATTATAGCAGGATTATTGGTAATGTTTACACAAAGCAATATTCCAGATATCGTTATAGGCGGAGGTATTGCTTTATTAATATGCACTAGTGCAATAAAAATATTCAAGGAAAGTACAAATGTTATTAGAAGTCAATTATAAAAAGAATGATGTTATCTCAATTAAATTAACATCTGGTGAAGAAGTTATTGGTAGATTTAGTGACGAAACTGAAACTCATATCACAATAGAAAAACCTATGTCTCTACAAATGGGCCCGCAAGGGGTCGGAATTTCTCAGTTTATGTTTACTATGGAGTTAGATTCTACTGTCACACTAGACAAATCCCATTGTATGGTTATCGGCAAAACAGTAAAGCCAATGGCAGATCAATATATCCAAGGAACAACTGGCATTAGTGTGGGATAATAAATAGTTATTATAATACGTTATAAATAACTATATGTCAGGTTGGAAAGCACAAAGAGAAAAAGATCCTAACACGGCCGGTGGCATTGCGACTGGTGGTGCAAAGTCTGTTCTTATAAACGGAAGGAAAGCAGGTGTTCCTGACATGTCAGTGACGCCCCACGCTCCGTGCCCGAATCCCGGATCGCATTGTAGTGCGTTAACCGTTTCTACATGTGAATCAGTTATTATTGAAGGTAAACCAGCATTAAGAACTGATGTTGATATAGATACATGCGGACACCCTAGGGCAGTAGGTAGTCCTGATGTTATAGTAGGTTCATAATATGTCTTTTTTACTACCGGACTTTAATCAACAAAGAGAAAAAGAAAAGGCGGCGGCAGATGCCGGCGGATGTCAGACTGGCGACAATTGTTTAGGAACAGAAGCCTTAAAGGAAATGTTGAAGCCGATCGGCGATCCTAACAGAGCAATACAAATGCCAGCGTCTACACAGGCACTTATTGATGGTATTAAATCAAAAATAGCCGTTACTACTACAATGATAGGGAATTTGGCTAACGTTGAAGCAACTGGGCAAGAAGCAGGAATGTTTGGTTGTGCTCAAACACACGCTAACGCAATTCATCAATTAGGAGCAGATTGTGGAATGGTTCCCGATAATATGCAGGCATCGTTAGGTAGTTCTACATTAATAGAATCTGTTGAAAATCATGTAAAAAAACTTATACCAGATGATTTATCAAAATTTACAGAAAATTTTGCACAGATAGAATCTGCTGTAGCACAATCTGCAGATGTAATGCATAACGCTGTGCAAGGTGCAAAAGAAACAGTTTCTTCAGAACTTGGTAAAGTAGCAGGGCAATTTGCTCAAATGGCTTCTGGTTCTGGAACAGCAGGCGCTGGATTTGCAAATGCCGCATCACAACTTGGCACATTGGCTGGATTACCACTAGATCAAAGTTCTGCATCTTTGTTAGAATCAGCATTGGTATCTCCTGTAGTTTCAAATGCTGTTCGTGATAGCGGTATTGATTTAGATACTTTAACAGACAGCCAAGCAACAAGTATATTACAAAAAGTTAACACACCGACAGGCATATCAGAAATGAAAGCAGTTTTAGGAACAACTAAAGCGTCAGGCATTACTGATGGCTCGCAGTTTTTGGATTTTAAAAAAGCATCAGGTGGTGCTATTGGTACCTCGGAATTCAGCAATTATGTTAGCGATTTTGCTGGAGATTTTGGTGCATTATCTAACGGAGTCATAGCCGATCTAGGAGATGTGGTTTCAGGATTTGATAATATACCAGCAAATACAGGATTTCCGAGTGGAACTAGTAAAGTTTCAAGTGATTCGGCGACTGAATTAGCAAGCCAATTTGGCGGTGGTTCAGGTACAAATGGTGAAATGAAATTTGATGACGTAATGGGAACAGTTATGGGATCAACTGTTAACGCAGACGGCACTACTACGTTGAGTCCTTTTGAACAAGCATTGCAAGAATATCAAAATGCGTTAACTGGTTTGGGAGCAGGATCACCAATTGATTACGTTGGGCAAGCACTGACTGGAGATTGGTCTGAAGTAACGTCATCTGCAGACGACAGCGCAGAGGATTTAGAAGGGCCTGGTGCGGCCGGTGTAACGATTGCTAACACAGCGGCAAATCAGATGTCATTAAATGCTACACTGAACATGTTACTTCCAGATGCTATTGAATCTGTATCATCAAGTGGTGTAGCAAGCGCCGCGGCAAAATTACAGGGCATAATGGAAAAAGAAACTGCAAACTGGGAAAAATTGAGTCTGCCGTTGTCTGAAGGACCAAAAGTAGTAGAAAATATTCAATCAATGACTGGTTTTGTCGAGTCGCTTCCGCAAAAATTCCAAGATCCTAAAATAAAAGCTGCGTTGAATGGAGTATTGCAAGGCTCTGCTAAGGCTTTGGCAGATTCAGGCCAGTTTGAAGAAGCATTACAAAATGCTGTAGGTGTGCCGTCGACTAATAAAATATCACCGCATACATCCTAATTACTTTCCCTTCACCACCTGAATAATAAAAAAGAATATGTAAAATAATACTCTAACGTATAAATATATAAAACATTATTTACAGGATTTCATA